CCGCTCTTCCGATCTAGTCTTTCTTAAAAATTCTCCGGGGGTCAAAATCCTGTCAAAATGGATTTTAGATTGACAGCTTTACGCCCTCTCTATAAGGGATCTTGGTCTTCTTTTGTCGCACATAGAAGGGCCCTCTTTCAGTTGAAGACTCCTTTCAGGGTTATTAAAACATACCTAGATCTCTTATAGAGAGTACGTAAAGTATTCAACATCTCGGCAAAAGATATTGGAAAGGAGACAAAAGTATATGGGAAGAAGAGCAGCGACAGCTACTTCCGCAAAGAAGCGTTCAAGGGTTCCTATGACTCCTGAAGACAGGGAACAGTACTTGATCAATCTTTCACTCGATGCTGCTGAAAAGCAGTTACGTGAAGGCACAGCCTCATCACAGGTCATTACGCATTTCTTAAAACTCGGTTCTTCAAGAGAGCAGCTGGAACAGGACAAGCTCAGAGAAGAAACTAAGCAGACAAAAGCCAAAATCGATTCATTGGAAGCTTCTGCTAAGAGTGAAGAGAGATACGCTGCAGCAATTGAAGCAATGCGTAGATACCAGGGTATCGAAGATGAGTAGATCAAGTCCAATGTCACGATCATATTTGGAAATGATCATGTATCCTACGTTTGAAGAACGGCTGCAATACTTAATGCTGTCTGGTTCAGTTGGGTATGAGACATTTGGCTATGACCGATGGGTTAATCAGGCATTATATTCATCGGGCGAATGGAGAGAGTTTCGTCATAAAGTAATTATCAGAGATGGCGGTTGCGATTTAGGTGTTGAAGGATACGAGATACAAACACGACCGTTGATACATCACATAAATCCAGTTACCAAAGAGATGATACTTAACCGAGACCCAATGGTATTCGACATGAATAACGTTGTGACGACAACCCATCGAACACATAATGCCATACACTATGGACACGATACAAATGTTCGTAGCGGCCCTGTAATAAGGAGACCAAATGATACATGCCCTTGGAAACATTGAGGAGGAATTCAATGGAAGAGAGCATTCTTAAGACTATCAAGCAGCTTATTGGATGTCCTGACGACTTTGAGCAGTTTGACTTGGATTTAACCATTCATATCAATTCTGCATTTGCAGCTCTCACTCAATTAGGAGTTGGTCCGAAAGAAGGATACCGAATCACTGGTCCAGATAATGTCTGGAGTGAATTCGAAGAGGACACTCAGAAGTCAAGTTTGATAAAAGATTATGTGTACATCAAAACTCGTCTGTTATTCGACCCACCAACAAGTGGTTCGTTAATGGATAGTTTAAAAGAGCAACTTAAGGAAATGGAATGGAGATTGTATATAATGTACTATCCTGTTTCAGCTGATGATGAGAAAGGAAAGAGACAAAATGAATAATGACTACTTAGCTCATTATGGAACTAAACGTCATTCTGGTCGATATCCTTGGGGTTCTGGCAAAGATCCGAAACAAAGTTTAAGATCGGAATCGGTAAAAACAAAAGTCAAGAGTATGACTGACCAGGAATTGATAGCCGCAAATCGACGATCAAATCTCGAAAGAGAATATTTAAAAAACAACCCAAGTAAAATTTCAAAAATGAAAAAACAAGGAAAAACAATTGCAAAAACAGCTGGCGTTTTAATCACATCAGTTGCAACAGCAAAAGCAAAACCATATATAGAAAAAGCATTCGACAGAGGTATCAATTATATTAATGGAAAAGCAGTAAATTCCGCAGCAGATTTTATAGGATCTAAATCTCTTGAAAAAGCATTCGAATATACAAATAAAGTAATTTAGAAGTAGGTGATGTAAATGCTAAGCAATACGGCAACGCCTAGGTACTACGGGGAGTTCCGAGATAAAGTTCTTGATGGAGAGATTCCTGTCAACAGGGAGATCTCTATGGAGATGAACCGTATTGATTGGCTGATAGCTAACCCCGGTGTATACTATGACGACAATGCTGTAGAAGGTTGGATTGCTTTCTGTGAGTCTGAAATGGTCTTGACAGATGGATCAGACTTGGAACTGTTGGATACGTTTAAACTTTGGGGAGAGCAATTATTTGGTTGGTTCTATTACGTTGAGAAAACTGTATATGAACCAAATGATTCTGGACGAGGAGGACATTTCGTAAGGAAATCAGTCAAAAAGCGTCTCGTCAACAAACAGTATCTTATCATTTCTCGAAGTAATGCGAAATCGTTATACGAGAGTTTAGTGCAAGCTTATTTTCTGACAGTCGATACAACAACGACACATCAGATTACAATAGCCCCAACAATGAAACAGGCTGAAGAGGTTACAAGTGCAATTAGCACTGCCATAGCAAGAGCGAGAGGGCCTATGTTCAAATTCTTGACAGAAGGCTCTATTCAAAATACTACCGGTTCCAAAGCGAACCGTGTTAAGCTTGCATGTACCAAAAAAGGTATACAGAACTTTCTTACTGATTCATTACTAGAGATAAAACCCTTGAGTATTAACAAACTTCAGGGATTACGAGTAAAAGTAGCAACACTTGATGAATGGCTCTCAGGCGATTTGAGAGAAGATCCAATTGGCGCTATTGAGCAGGGCGCAGCCAAAATAGAGGGATATGTAATCTTAGCTGTAAGTTCGGAAGGTACCGTCCGCAATGGATGTGGAGATGCCATCAAAATGGAACTGATGGACATTCTCAAAGGTGAATACCAGAACTGGCATACTAGTATTTGGTATTACAGGCTTGATAGCATAGAGGAAGTCGGAGACCCAGACATGTGGCCTAAGGCTAATCCTAACCTACCGATAACAGTTAGTTATGAGACAATCCAGCAAGACGTTGAACGAGCTGAGAAAGCACCGGCTACAAGAAATGATATTCTGGCAAAACGTTTCGGAATTCCTATGGAGGGATATACATATTATTTCTCTTACGAAGAAACGCTTCCGCATAGACGTAGAAGCTTTTGGAAGATGCAGTGCTCAATGGGAGCAGACCTTTCCCAAGGTGATGACTTCTGTGCTTTCACATTCTTGTTTCCACTTCGGAACGGGATGTTTGGAGTTAAAGTTAGAAGTTATATAACTACACTTACCTTGAGTAAGTTGAACCTAGCAATGAGACAAAAGTATCAAGAGTTTATCGACGAAGGTACGCTTGTTGTTATGGAGGGGTCAATCATCAATGTGCAAGAGGTGTATGACGACCTTGACAAATTCATAATAGATTCTCAATACGAAGTTTGCTCTCTTGGATACGATCCGTATAATGCCAAAGAGTTCATTGAAAGGTGGGCCCAGGAGAATGGATCATTTGGCATCGAGAAAGTTCCACAGGGTGTAAGAACTGAAACAGTTCCTCTTGGAGAAATAAAGAAATTATCTGAAAAGAGAATGCTGATATTCGACGAATCTTTGATGAGTTTCTGTATGGGTCATTGTATAACATTAGAAGATACAAATGGAAACAGAAAATTGTACAAGAAACGTTACGAAGACAAAATTGACAATGTATCAGCGTTAATGGATGCGCTTGTTGCATATAAAGTAAACAAAGATGCATTTGAATAAGGAGATTATACATGAGTTTTATAAACAGATTAAAGCATGGCTGGAATGCGTTCATGAACAAAGATCCGACACAGTATCTTTATGGAACTGGTCTTGGAACAGCTAGCTATGATAATCCATCTCGCCCTAGACTGACGAGAGGTAATGAACGATCAATCGTAACAACGATCTACAATAAGATATCTACGGATGTTGCAGCAGTAGATATAGAGCACGTCATGTTGGATAATAATAAAAGGTTTACTGAAAATGTGGAAGACGGGATTAATTATTGCCTTACAACAGAAGCTAATATCGATCAGGCATCCCGAGCATTCAAACAGGATATTGTCTTGAAGCTTCTCGACGAAGGATGTGTTGCTATAGTTCCAGTCGATACAACTATGGACCCTGTGCATGGCAATGTCTATGATATTCAGTCAATGCGCACAGCCACTATAATCAATTGGTATCCTCATTCTGTTAGAGTGCGAATATACAATGACAATACTGGCAAATTCGAGGAACTTGATCTACCAAAGAAAATGGTGGCGATTGTCGAGAACCCGTTCTATGCAATTATGAATGAGCAAAATTCAACAGCACATCGTTTGAAAAGAAAGCTGTCGATTCTTGACTTCATTGATGATCGAAGCGGTTCTAACAAACTGGATTTGATTATTCAGTTGCCATACACGATTAAGTCTGAATTGAAAAGGGAACAGGCAAGAGAACGCCGTAAGGAGCTGACCGATCAGTTGGCAAACTCCGAATATGGCATTGCTTACATCGATTCTACTGAGCATATAACACAACTCAATAGGTCTATTGAAAATAACTTACTCAAACAGGTAGAGTACTTCACAAATCTATTGTTCTCACAATTGGGAATGACTGTGGAGATTCTAAATGGCACAGCGGATGAGAACACGATGAATAATTACTACAATCGTATAGTCGAGCCAATACTTGCAGCAGTTGTGGATGAGATGAATCGAAAGTTCTTAACTAAGACAGCCCGTACTAAAGGACATGCCATTAAATATTTCAGGGACCCATTCAAACTGGTGTCTACTACAAATCTTGCAGAGCTTGCTGATAAGTTCACGAGAAACTGTATCATGACATCTAATGAGTTCAGGCAAGTAATTGGATATAGGCCAGTAGATGATCCTAAGGCAGATCAATTAATAAATAATAACATTTCACAATCAAATGCCGAAATCGATCAGTCAAATGATATGACTTCGGTAGATGGTGAAAAAACAGAAGGAGGAATTCAAAATGGGAACTAAAAATTCGAATTATTCGGATTGTGATTTTGCAGGATGGGCGACAAAGTTTAACGTTCTTTGCGCTGATGGTCGAATTATTAAGCATGGCGCTTTCAATGATATTGATGGCGCTAAGATCCCGTTAATATACAACCACATCCATGACAATCTTTCAGATGTTTTAGGTCATGCATATATGGAGTGCCGCGATGAAGGTGTATATGCTTACGGATATTTTAATGAGACCGAACAGGCTCGTATTGCAAAAGAGGCAGTACAACATGGTGATATGGATTCACTTAGCATCTGGGCAAGTCATCTTAAGCAGGTTGGCCCATATGTCGAACATGGCGAAATCAAGGAACTTAGCCTTGTTCTTGCAGGAGCAAATCCTGGTGCATATATCGAAGATGTAGCATTAGCTCATGGGGAAATGCCGAACATGTCAGATTATGAAGCAAATATTTATTCCGGTGAGCAGCTTGAAATCATACACTCATCAGATGGTAATCCGGATATGAAAACTTTGCAGGGCATCATCGGGCAGCTTAATACAATCCTGGAAAACAGTAATAAAAATATTGTAGCACACGCGATTAAAGATATGCCGGTAGATAAAAAAGATACAACGAAGGATACCGAAACTGTTAAGGAAGTACTTAATTCGATGTCAGATACACAGCGTAAGTTAACCTATGCCTTAGTCCAGGATGCCCTTGATTCATCATCAAAAAAAGACGATAGCACAACAACCAATTCAGATAATAAGGAGGATAAAGCAATGCAAACAATTGAGCACAATATTTTTGAGAAAAATGCAGAAGGTGCCACACTTGCTCATCAGGATATGGAAAAGTATAATGAAGCAATCAGTGATGGAAAAAGATACGGCTCTCTTAAAGAATCATTTCTGGCGCATGGTATTACAAATGTCGAGTATCTGTTCCCGGATGCTAAGACTTTAAATGCATCGCCTGAATTTATCTCTAGAAATCAGGGGTGGGTAGATGATGTAATGAATAGCGTGCACCATACACCATTCTCTAGAATTAAATCAGTATTCGCTGATTTAAGAGAGGATGAAGCCCGGGCAAGAGGTTATATCAAAGGTAAGCTGAAGAAGGAGGAAGTATTCTCATTACTGAAGAGAACAACCACCCCGCAGACAATCTACAAGAAGCAGAAGATTGATCGCGACGATATTATCGATATTACAGATTTCGATGTAATTATTTGGTTGAAATCAGAAATGCGATTGATGCTGAATGAGGAAATCGCAAGAGCAGTCTTGGTTGGTGATGGACGTCTTACATCTAGTGACGATCACATCAAAGAGGACAACATTCGTCCAATTTGGAAAGATGCCGATCTTTACACGATTAAGTATGCTATTCCGATTACAAAAGAGTCAACTGCAGCTGAGAAGGCTAACGCATTTATTGAAGCATGTGTAAGAGCTCGTATTGAGTACAAGGGTTCTGGTAATCCAAAGCTGTTTGCACCAGAGTCAATTATCACTGAGTGCTTACTGCTGAAAGATAAGAATGGTAGAACCATCTACGATAACATTGACAAGTTGGCTACAGCATGCCGTGTATCAAAGATTGTTTCTGTTCCGGTTATGGAGAACCTTACACGTGTAGACAAGACTGATACACTGACTCTTCAGGGTATCATCGTAAACCTGCAGGATTACAACATTGGTGCAGACAAGGGTGGAGCAATCAACATGTTCGATGATTTCGATATCGACTACAACGCTCAGAAGTATCTTATCGAGACACGTATCTCTGGTGCTCTGATCAAACCATTATCTGCCATTGCAATCGAGACAAAAATTCCTACAGCAGACCTTAGCAAGGCATCTGCTGGATCAGGAACTGGAGTCAGCGGTAACTAATCAAAATGGGAGGAAATGATCGTGAATAGATGGTGTGGCAAGATCGGCTTTGCAGAACAAGTTGAAACAGTTCAATCAGTTTGGACTGAGGAAATAACTGAGCGTACGTATAGAGGTGATGTTCTTCGTAATACTAGACGTCTTCAGGATTCACAGGAGAAGATCTCATATAACATTTCGATCTCTAATCAGATCAGTGTTATTGGCGATGCCTATATGCGTGATCATTTCGTTGACATGAGATGGGTTGAGTTTATGGGGGCTAAGTGGAAGGCAACAGAAGTTGATGCTTCACAGGCCCCTAGACTAATAATAACATTAGGGGAGCTGTGGAATGAGGACGAGACTTGACTTTGATAGATATTTAAAAGATATCATTGGAAAAGGTGCCAATGTATATTTCCAGCCCCCTTCCAATGTATCCGGTGCTGGGCAAAAAGTTATAAAGAACATCAAATACCCGGCAATAATATATTCTGTTGACGATTACAATATTCGATCGGCAGATAATAAAAATTATAGTATTGATAAAGAATACTCAGTAGAAGTGGTAACTAAAGATCCGGATAGTATGCTGATTGATACGATAGTGGAGATACCCACTGCAAGATTTAATAGATCTTATATATCAGATGGTATGTACCATTCGGTCTTTGTAATTATATTTTAAAGGAGGAAAAACATGTCTAAATTAACATGGGACAAAACCGGAGAACGTAAGTACGAAACCGGTGTAGATCATGGAGTTATTTACCCTGTTGTTGACGGAGAATATGGCGCTGGTTCTGCATGGAATGGCCTTACTGCAGTCACAGAATCTCCATCTGGAGCAGAAGCATCCGCTGTATACGCTGATAACATGAAGTATCTTAGCCTCATGTCAGCTGAAGAGTTCGGAGCTACAATCGAAGCTTATACTTATCCAGAAGCATTTGATAGATGCAATGGTACAGCTGAAATTACTAAGGGAGTTACTATCGGCCAGCAGAACAGAGATACATTCGGTTTCTCTTATCGTACATTGCTTGGTAATGATGTAAAGAGCAATGATTATGGCTACAAGATTCACATCATTTATGGCGCTAAAGCATCGCCATCCGAGAAAAACTTCCAGACTGTAAATGATTCCCCAGAGGCAATTTCATTCAGTTGGGAAGTGTCAACAACTCCAGTCACAGTTGACGGATTCAAGCCTACCGCTCATCTCGAGATCGATTCCACAAAGGTCGAAGCTACAAAGATGAAGAAGATTGAAGATGCTTTATATGGAACAGAAGAAGCAGAAGCTAAGTTGCTGCTTCCAGATGAGATCATTAACCTTTTAAAATAACAGACCCGTCACTGGACGTCTCTGCAACTCCTATTACAGGAGAAGACGACCTGCTTGGCAAGAAGGCAGCTGATCTTCAGTCAAACATTAAGGTCAATGAGAGCACCGGAGTAATTTCTGGTACTCTTAACTATGTGACGGGCTATACCGGATTCAGCAGTAAAGTTGATGAACAGAGCGGTAATTACATTGCTCTTGACATTGCACCAAAGAGTGGTTTCCCTGAATCATTGACAGTCGAAGTTAAATGCGGAACATCTGGTCCATCTAATCTTCTTCAGTCTGATCATCAGGCGGTTCTTAAGATCAAAGATGCTAATAAGCAGTCTATCTTAATTAAAGCGACTAATAAAGGCACAACAGAAACCAAAGAGTACACACTTACTGGTTTAACACTTAAAACAAAATAAAGTTTTTCCTAGTCTGCTAAAAATATGCAGGCTAGGATTTTTAAAAATGAAAGGAGACTAAACTATGTTTATCAAAACAATCAGTTACAAGGACTTTGACGGAAACGAGAGATCTGAGGATTTCTACTTCAACTTAACGCAAAGTGAAATTTTAAAATTGGAAACAAGCCTTAACGGGGGCTTAACATCATATATGAGTCTTATGGTACAGAAACAGTCCCAGCCGGATATTATGAATCTTTTTGAGAAGATCATTGATGCAGCTTATGGAATCAAGTCTCTTGACGGTCGTACATTTACAAAGACCCCTGAAGCACTGGCGGAGTTCAAGGCTACTGCAGCATATGACAAGTTCTTTATGGAAATTTGCATGGACGAAGCAAAAGCTTCCGAATTCCTGCTTAAAATCATGCCTGACGATGTAAATGACAAGATCAAGAAAGCAGCCGAATCTGGAGTTTATGATGATGCTACATTGAATGATGCTCAGCGAAAAGCAATCTCGGCAGCGATGGCAGAAGTAGCAGGATCTGCAGTTGCAGCTGATGACGCTATGAAAGAAGCAAACTAAGGAGACAATTATGCTCGAATTAATTCTTCCTGGATATGAGCCATTTGATCAAGAAACTCAAACTTTTGGAAAGGTTATAAAACCTACTAAGATTAAGCTCGAGCATTCCTTAATAGCAATTTCAAAATGGGAGCAAATATGGCATAAACCATTATTGAAATTTATGGATGAGGGAACTCTAACCGATGAAGAGTTTCTTGATTATATGTATTGCATGATAGTTGGGTCTTTTGATAAGGTTGAATTTTTTAAACGGCTTGATGATCGTTTACTTAAAAAAGTGATAGACTATATTCAGGACCCAGCTACGGCATCTAGGGTTTTTACAATCGGAGATGACAATAAAGAAAAACCGGAGACGTTAACTAGCGAATTAATATACGCTTACTTAGCCATGGCTAGAATACCATTCGATCCTTGCGAGAAATGGAATATAAAGCGTGTATTCATGTTGATTGAATTGTATGCTGTAAAAACTAATCCACCTAAGAAGATGTCCGTTGATGAAATCCGTAGATGGCAAAAGAAAGAAAATGAAAGACGAAAAAAAGCAAACCATACAAAGGGGTGATATTATGGCCAGAACGCGAAAAGCAGCTGTTAACCTTATCAATTCTTGGGTTGGAAAAAATGAAAAAGATGGATCTTATAAATCTATTCTTGACATTTATAATAAACAGAAAGAAAAACCAAGAGGAGTAACCATGAAACCAGGGATGGCATGGTGCGCTACGACTTGGTCTGCCGTGGCAATTGCTCTGGGGTATACAGATATTATGCCAGTTGAGTGCAGTTGTTTTTACATTATTAAAAAAGCTAAGAAAATGGGCTGCTGGCAGGAGAAAGATAACTATATTCCTAAAATTGGAGATGCATGTATTTACGATTGGAAGGATAATGGAGTAGGAGATAATAAAGGAACTCCGAAACATATTGGCATGGTGACATATGTCAACAAGAATGAAGGATACTTTGTCGTAACCGAGGGTAATTATAAAGATGCTGTTAAGAAGAGGACCGTTAACATTAATGGAAAATTTATACGTGGATTCATCACGCCAAAATATGATGCTGATCAGCCAAAGATCAGTACCAGCACTCACCGCCATGCCGGTAAAGAAGTTAAAACAGTAGCAAGAGAAGTAATCGCTGGTCAATGGGGAGAAGATTATAAATCGAATCTTAAAGAAAAGCATTATGATGTCAACGCCGTTATGAAAGAAGTAGATGCAGTAATTAACACACCATGTGGAATAACGACTACTACTTGTTATGCAGCACATCTGAGCTATTTTTATAAGGGCTCATATAAAACTTCTAAGAAAACTCCTATGCGTATTGACGCTGGATGGAACAAAAAGCTTATGGTTGAAATTCCAGCTGGGAGAAAGGTTGAATGCTACGGATACTTCAGCAAGTATAAAAAATCTGTATGGTTACTTTGTGCTGTAACCATTAAAGGAAAGAAGTATACAGGATTTGTAGAATCTTCTAAGTTAATTGGATAAGGAGAAATGATATGATCAGATGCAAACTTGAGGGTAACTTTAAAAAGCTCAATAATTATTTCGAAAAGCTTTTGGAAGGCGTTAACGTTGGTGTATTAAACAAATACGGACGTGAAGGTGTAGCTGCCCTCAAGGCTGCAACTCCAGTATCAACAGGAGTAACAGCTGCATCATGGTATTATGAAATAGTGCGCGATAACAGATCTATAAGTTTGGTTTTTAAAAATTCTAATGTAGTGAACCATGTGAATATAGCTATTATTCTACAGTATGGGCATGGAACTAGAAATGGTGGATATGTTCAGGGGGTTGACTACATTAATCCGGCTTTAAAACCGGTATTTGATAGACTAGCTAAAGATGCTTGGAAGGAGGTCACTGGATAATGGGTAAAGTTGTTGAAGATGACGTTGTCAGAATGCAATTCGAGAATGGGCAATTCGAGAAAAAAATTCGTCAAAGTCAAAAATCTATAGAAGCTCTTAAGAAAAGCATCGATTTTAGTGAGTCTGGAAAGAGTCTTGCTAAATTTCAAAATGATACCAAAAAGTTCAACATGGACGGAATGGGCCGAGCGGTAGAAGCAGTTCAAGTCAAATTCTCAGCTATGGATACCGTAGTTATGAGCGTGTTGAATCGACTTACAAATGCAGCTGTTGATGCAGGCAAAAAAATAGTATCGGCTTTAGCTTTTGATGGTATGTCTGATGGTTGGAATGAATACAAACTAAAGATGAACTCCATTCAGACTATTATTATGTCTACTGGAGAAAGCTTATCTACAGTAAATAAGTATCTTGATGAGCTTAATACATATTCAGATAGAACTATTTATTCGTTCTCAGACATGACTGCGAATATCGGTAAATTTACAAATGCCGGTGTAGGCTTAAAAGATGCAGTTGCGGCAATTAAGGGTGTATCGAACGAAGCTGCAATTTCTGGCGCAAATGCAGAACAAGCATCACATGCGATGTATAACTTTGCTCAGGCATTATCATCTGGATATGTAAAGCTCATAGATTGGAAATCTATTGAAGTAGCGAATATGGCAACCATGGATTTTAAACAGAATTTGCTTGATACCGCAGTTGCTCTAGGTACAGTCGTTAAAAAGGGTGAAGACTACTATACCACAACTACCAATGCTAAAGGAGCTACATCTGATGCATTCAATGCTACGAAAAACTGGAACAATAATCTTCAGTATCAATGGATGACAACTGATGTTCTCGTTAAAACGCTTAGTAAGTATACGGATGAAACAACCGAATTAGGACAAAAAGCATATGCTGCCGCTTCCGAATTTAAGGATGCCGGACAGATGTTCACCGCTTGGAAAGAAGCGATTGGTTCTGGGTGGGAACACATGTGGGAAACAATATTTGGTAATTTCGAAGAATCTAAAAAGCTTTGGGGATTCTTAGATAGCATAATCGGTAATTATATAGTAAAGACATTCGCCGCTAAGAATGCTACTCTAGATGCTTGGAAGAAGATGGGCGGCCGCAATTCATTAATGCACTCATTTACAAATATTCTAGCAGCAGCTGTTGCTGTATTAGATACTTTTAAGGTTGCCTACAGGGCAATCTTCCCAGAAAAGAATGCAAAAGAAATAAAAAATATAACAGATGCATTTGAAGCTTTCACTAAGAAACTAATAATGTCCAGGGACAAGGTAGACAAACTTTATAGAACTTTAAAAGGTTTCTTTACGATTATAAAAATCATGACTAATTTAATAGGAAATGGTTTAAATGTGGCATTAGCAATAGCCAGCAAACTATTTCCCGCTATCGCTGATGGATTACTGACAATAACTGCATCAGCAGGTGATGCTATTTCAAAATCAGGTGATGCTATAGATAGAGTCACTACTAAAATAACTAATTTTGTAAAACTTGTTGGCCAGAAAATTGCTTTGCCAGGATTCGAAGGAGTCGTTTCTATTCTTAAGGGAATATGGAAAATTATAACAATAGTTGGAGGAAAGGTAACGTCATTCTTCAAAATGCTTGGGAGCGGAATGTCTAATGCATTTAGAAGTGGTGATATAAAGTCGGCCCTTGATATTTTAAATACAGGTCTTATTTCTGGTATGCTTATCGGATTAAATAAATTTGTATCACAATTTAACTCGTTCTTTAAAGATGCTAAAAAGACGGTTGACGGAATAACAAAAATTCTAGATCCTGTTAGAGAATGCTTTGAAGCATTTCAGAGTAAACTAAGAGCTGATGCGCTTATTAAAATCGCAAGTGCAATAGGTATATTAGCTGTATCTCTAATGCTAATAGCATCAATTAAACCTGACCGATTAGCTAGTGCATTACTTGGAATTAGTGGTTTATTTAGCGAATTAATGTTGTCATTAGCAGCATTTAGTAAAATAAGCGGGTCTATGAAAGGTGTAGCTAAATCTTGTGCTGCAATGATATCGATAAGTGCTGCGGTACTTATTCTATCATCAGCTATGAAAAAGTTGTCTTCTATTGATTTGTATGGGATAGGAAGAGGCTTGACTGCTGTTGGAGGACTACTTGCAGAACTGTTAGCTTTTCAAGCAATATCAAAAGAAATTGATAAAGTTGGAAAAGCTTCAAAAGGAATAGTTTCAATATCTTTGGCTATGCTAATCCTATCGCAAGCAGTTAAAAATTTCGGAAATTTAAGTTGGGAACAGATTGGAAAAGGTCTCACATCTGTTGCTGCTTTACTTGTTAGCATTGCAGCTTTTACAGCATTAACAGGAAATGCTAAGAAAATAATCAGTACATCAACTGCGATGATCTCATTGAGTATAGCTATGAATTTGTTAGCATTGGCTATGAATAGGTTTTCTGGTATGAGTTGGACAGGAATAGCTAAAGGTCTTACTGCTATGGGTGCAGCATTAGTCGAATTATCAGTAGCAATGAATTTTATGCCAAAGGGTATGATTGCAAAAGGCGCTGGTCTTATAGCGGTTGTTACAGCGTTAAATATTTTAACATCGGCACTGTCTAGCAGCGGAAATATGGAGTGGACAGAAATAGCTAAAGGACTAATTGCTATTGGTGGTTCGTTAAGTATTTTAGCAATTGCACTTAATGCAATGAAGGGGACAATTTCCGGAAGCATAGCATTGACGACTGCTGCTGGAGCATTAGCAATACTTACGCCTCAGCTATTATTACTTGGTAATATGAGCGTTAGTAGTATAGCTAAAAGTTTATTGACATTAGCCGGTGCTTTTACAGTAATTGGAGTTGCTGGAGCGGCACTTGTACCTATATTACCAGCTATACTTGGCATTGCAGGTGCATTTGCGCTTATCGGTGTATCAGTATTAGGTATAGGTACAGGATTATTAGCGGCTGGTGTTGGTTTGACAGCTATAGCAGCTGGATTTACAGCTCTGGCTGGTACGACCGCAGCAGGTGCAACTGCTATTGTAGCTTCCTTATCTGTGATTATAACTGGAATAGCTGGTCTAATACCTGCAATAGCCTCTAAAATCGGAGAAGGAATAGTAGAGTTCTGTAAAGCAATAGCAAATGGAGCTTCTGCTATTGGTAATATGGTTAAAACAGTATTACTAACAGTTCTTGATGTAATTAATACATGTGCTCCAGACATAGTGGAAACTGTCGTGGAACTTATAGATGTATTACTAACGACAATATCTCAACATATGCCGAATATTGTTAACGCTGGTATGGATATACTTGAGGCTTTCATATCTGGAATTGCAGACCACATAAGTGATATAACGGAATCAGCTATCGACATAGTCATTAATTTCATAAATGCAATATCAGACAAATTACCAGATGTTATCAATGCAGGATTTAATCTCATCATAAGTTTCATTAATGGACTTGCTGATGCCATTGACAAGAACACCCCAAAACTTACGAAAGCTGTTAATAAATTGATAATAGCAGTACTTGACGCTGCAGTTACAGTTTTAACTGGTGGAATTGACTTATTTAAGACAATCGGTAGCAAAATAATGAACAGTGGACTCGTGAAAGGCATTAAGTCTAAAGCATCAACGATGGTTAAGACAATAAAAGATTCTATTTCTTCTGGAATAAAGTCGGCGGAATCTTTTGGAAGCAAATGGCTAAGCGTCGGTAAGAATTTTGTGTCTGGAATCATCAAAGGCATAAAATCTAGGGTCACGGGCCTTGCCAAGACAGCGGCGGATGTTGGTAAGGAAGCTCTAAATGGTATAAAGAAAGCACTTGACATTCATTCCCCATCTAAGAAAACCTATAAACTTGGTGCTTATGCTGGAGAAGGATTTGCCAATGGTGTAAAATCAAAATCTAAAGATGTTACATTAGCTGGAATAGACATTGGCGAAAGAACTTTGCTCGGTACTGGTAAAGGTATAAAAAGCGGATCAAAGAAAGTAAAAAAGACACTGACTAATACCGTAAAAGGTATTAAAGATGGAATATCAAAATCTGTTGATACAAAAAATGTCGACAGCATCATGAAAACGGTTAATGGCATTCTTAATGCTGGTAATAGCACGTTCTCCAATCAAATGAACAAAACTACTAAGGACATAACCAACAATGCTAACAAAGCTGGAGCTGGTGTAACTAGCGCATACGATGCAACTTCTAAGAAGATCGCAAGTAAGTCTAAAAAGAACAGTAAGAAAGCAAAAATAAAGATGACCAAAATCATTAAGGTCGCTTATCAGTTTGGAAAGACTTTCGATAAGGCTGTAAGCTCATTCAATAAAACTCCATACGAGACGATTACCAAAATTTCTAAGAGTTTAGGAAAAGAACTTCTTAAGACAACGCCTAAGCTTAAGACACTTAGTAAAGCTACTAAAACTGCCGAAAAAACTATCAAGAATTTTGCTATTGCCCTATATAAGGAATCGGATCAGTATAAGGAAGATACAAAGTCCGTTAAGCAGCATGAAGCAGCTTTGAAGAAGCTTCTTAAAACCCAGGATCGTTTGAAGAAGGGCCTTAGCGCATCGGGTAAGAAGCTTAATAAAAAGAATCTTAATTCAGCCATTAAGGAAAATAACACAGCAATCAAAAATGCTGTAAAACAGCTGAAAGAAGATCAGAAAAGCATACAATCTAACATTAACTCAACGTTCAAAGAATATAGAAACAACATCATTAATTCAATAAAAGAATATACTAAGTTTACGAATATCGCATTCGATAACTCTAGAAATATATTCTCAGAGTTTTCTGATTCTATGGACGACGAAATGAGTACCGTTCTTAAGAACATGGAAAGTCAGGTTGAAGGTTATCAGGAAATGAAAGATAACCTTGCACAGGCGGCAAAGAAGGGGCTTAGCAAGGGACTTATCGACACTCTTAAAGGTATGGGTGAGTCTGGCTATGCATACATTAAGCTATTCGCTAATGCTTCGAAAGAAGAAATCGATAGAGCGAATGCAGCTTATGCAGAAGCCAGTAAACAAAGCAAAGAAGACATTATTGCTTCTTATAAGAAAACCTATCAAGATGCTGTTAAATGGAAGAATTCCATAAAGAAGATGCTCAATCAAGGTTGGGATATTCGCCTTGTTCAGGAATTGGTCGATGAAGGACCTGGAAATCTTAGTAAAGTATTAGAGATGCTCACGTTTTCAGACGAAGAGCGTAAAGAAATCAACAGTGTATACGTTAAGAATCTCAAACTTCAAAAATCTGGAGCCAATGATATTATCAAGTCGTTTGCTTTAAAGAAGGAAAAAGAGGCAGCTAAGAAAAAGGCTAAGAAGAATGTAAAGAAAACTGCAAAAGATGTTAAGAAGGACGTAAAAGAAATTCCTAATGCTGTTTCAGAAGCAGCAAAAGAAATGGAAAAGAATCTCAAGAAAATTAATAATGATTGGGATGATGCGAAGAAGAAAATCGAAGATACTGCTAAGTCTATGGCAGAATCTGTAAAGAGCAGCCTTGACAGTTTTACATCATTCGCAAACTTTGATATTTCAAGTTCTACGGATTACTTTACCAGATATGAAGAAGTCGTTAATGATCTTGGCAATGATACCATCATAGACCGTATGTGGTCTCAGGTTAATGCCGAAAAGAGAGTTATCGAAGGACTTGAGCAGCTTAAGAACATGAAATTTGCAGATGGACTGTTGGATTATCTTAAGAGTCTAGGGACGCAAGCAATTCCTTACATTGAAGGATTTAAACTTGCAACAAGCGAACAAATTACAGAAATAAATAATCTGTTTGCCGAAAAAATGCAAATGACAAAGAACTCTGTAAAACAGCAAGCCAAAGACAACGTTGAAGCTGTAAAAAAATGGGAAACCGAAATCGTTGATCTTGCTAAGTCCCTAGATCCAAGGTTATTAAAAGAATTGGTTGATCAGGGGATGAATGCAGCGGATCTTGTTGATGTATATTATAGCATGACACCTGCTGAAAGAAAAGAAATTAACGATTTGTATGTTGAAAAATTGTCAATAAACGAGGAAGTAGCAAAAACCGTATCAGACTCATACAAAGAAGCAGGTTTAGGAGCTGTCAATTCTATGTATCAAGGAATGATTGATGCTGCTACCGGTAAAGCCACCTCTTCTAAGAAAGGATCATCTAGAAATCTCAAAGGATCTGCAGCGACAAAGACAGTTAATGCAGTTGCTAAGTCATTTGGTGAAGCACTTAACACAAATACGTCATTTAAGTCTTCTGGTAAGAAAGCTGGTGGACAATTTAAAGCTGGAATTGACTCTACTGCAGACAGCGTTGCAAAGTCAGCAAAGAAATCTGCTAAGAATGCTTGCTCTACTTTCACGAATTACGTAGAGACAAACTTCAAGAAAGCTTTTAAATCTGCTGGAGAATCTATGGGTACGCGCTTTGCTATTGGACTTTCATCTTCATCAGTATTGTCAACTGTAGAATCCTCTTGTAAAACCGTAGTCGATAAAGCATTATCTGAATTTGGAAAAGGCAGTGGAAAAGCCGGATCAAAAGGAACCTCACTCGGTAAATCATTCGCTAACGGAATAAAAGGTGCAATACCTTCAGCTGTAAGTGCTGCTCAAGCTTTAGTAGATGCTGTAAACGCTGTATTATCAAAGATAAGAATGCCTACGCTGACTGCTAGCATTAGCACATCTGGGTTATCGAGCATAGGAACGAATTCAGCAATTATATCTGGCGCGGTAACGTCTGCGACTGGATCTTCTGCAGCTGGAACTAGCGCTGGTTTGGCAGCTTCTATAGCTAGCAGTTTGGCAGGAGGTGTAATGGGAAGTAATCTTAAAAAAGCTTTGGCGGCATTACAGAATGGCGGAAGGGGTAAAACTGGTCACGCTCTAAAAGGATCTAGTACCAATGTAACTAATAACTACACATTCAATCAGACAAACAATTCTCCTGTTGCATTATCTAATACAGAGATATATCGACAGACAAAGAATCAGTTTAGTCAGTTAAAGGGGGCTCTTAAATGATAAAGAAAGTAATTGTTACTAATTATTTAGGGGAATCCCTAGAAATGGAATTAGCTAGGCCTGAGGTTTCGGGTCTAGCTATAACAAACATCGACGGATTAGGGCCCGTAAAGGCCACGATCAATACTAGTGAGATAGCGACCGGCGACGGAGCATTATACAATAGTGCTAAGCTTGAAACTAGAAACATTGTTATGGATCTGGACTTTAGATTCGGAACAGACATTGAAACCATCAGGCATACTACATATAAGTATTTCCCTATCAAGAGATATATCACGTTGACATTCGTAACGGATCAGAGATCTCTTGACGCTTTCGGTTACGTCGAGTCAAATGAGCCTGCAATATTCCAGGAACATGAAGCAACTCAGATTTCCGTAATTTGTCCAGATCCATACTTTTATGCAACTAATGGAAAGACGCTTACATTGTTTAGTGGTGTCAATCCTAAATTTGAATTTCCATTTGAAAACAACTCATTAACTGAAAAGCTCATAAACTTTGGCGATATCGTGCACATGTACGAGAATATAGTAACGTACAAAGGAGATGCTTCAGTTGGCATAATAATAACGATTCATGCATTAGATACGGTAAAAGATATCGTAATCTATAATGCTAGAACTCGTGAAGTTATGAGGATAAATACTGACTTTATACAGACCTTAACTGGGCAAGCATATGGCGCTGGAGATGATATTATCATCAATACCAAGAGAGGAGAAAAGTCAGTTACATTATTGAGAGCTGGACTAACAACAAATATTCTCAATTGCCTAGGCAAAGGATCTAGTTGGTTCCAGCTGTCGAAAGGAGATAACATCTTCGTTTACAATGCTACAGAAGGTGCAATGAGTATTCAGTTCAAGATTGAAAATGATACAATCTATGAAGGAGTATGATTTAAGGAGGTAAATAATGGAAGCTACAATATTAAACTCACGGTTTGAAAAAGTAGCCATCATTGACAGGTTCAAGTCCTTCATTTGGACTGATAGATATCAAGAGAATGGAGACTTTGAACTATACCTCACTTTGGATATGGATGGGGTATTCCCTTATCTAGTCAACGACTACTATCTTCAAAATGATAGTTCAGTTCACATGATGATTATTCAGGGAATGCTTCTAGAAACAAATGCCACAGAAGGACCGACAATTAAAGTAATAGGTTATTCCCTTGAGAGCTTATTAAAGCGCAGAATAATCTGGGACAATACTACTCTGAGTGGCAATTTCCAAGATGGCGTACAGAAGCTAATAAATGACGCTATCATATCGCCGTCAAAATCAGAAAGAAAGATTTCTAACTTTGTATTCAAGAAGAGTACAGACAGCAGAATAACTGCTTTAACAATTGACGCTAAATATGAGCAGCATGAAAACTTATATGAGGCAATAAACTCACTTTGTGTCGAGAAGCAAATTGGGTTTAAAATTACACTCAATGAAAATAAACAATTCGAGTTTGAGCTGTACAAAGGCATTGATAGATCTTATGCACAACAATTAACTCCATACGTTGTATTCAGTCCTTCATTTGAAAACTTAAATAACACATCTTATTTGGACAGTAAAGAAGACTACGCAAATGTTGCGTTAACTGTTGGAGAGGATGGAGATACACAAACGTTATCCGGAAATCCGTTGAAGATTACTAAAGAGGTGACTAGGGACGGAGAAACTCAGGAACAGTTGAGCGGTATGCATCGATGCGAGATATATGTTGATGCTGGGTCAATTACTTCTGAGGATGAGGACCATAAAATGAGCGATGCAGAACGACTGAAAGTAGTTGCTCAGAAGGGCAAAGAAGCTTTAGCTGAGAAACCACATACCATATCTATGGACGGGGACGTCGATCCTCATACTATGTTTGTATACGGACGAGATTTCAAAATGGGGGACGTAGTACAGATAGAAAACGACTATGGTATTAAAGGGACGTCGACCGTGTCGGAATTTATCATGTCCCAAGATTCTAGTGGGGAAACTTCATACCCTACTTTTACAGACTTTGTAAGCGCCGATGATAACAGAATACCAGTCGGCTCTTAAAGAATAAGATAAAGGAGGAAAAATATGAGTTTTGCATCTGGATTTTTTAATTCCGTAGATCATGATAGATTATATGATGCTACAGACATTTCGAGATTATTTGATGGTCTAATTCGAGATGGAATATTCGCATCTATTGGAGACTGTTTTGTTGTAAAGCAGAGCAACCAGATGAACGTAACAGTTGGAACTGGCCGAGCATGGTTTAATCATACTTGGAGTTACAACGATGCACTTTACCCAGTGACGATTCCACCATCAGAGATTCTTATGGACCGAATCGACGCAATTGTTCTGGAGATCAACTCTGTCGAGGCGGTAAGGGCGAATAGCATTAAACTAATTAAAGGAACGCCATCTTCTACGCCTACCAAGCCAGCATTGACAAATGCTAAGGAAGTTCATCAGTATCCGTTGGCTTACGTTAAGGTTGGCAAAGAGGTTACGTCCATTAGGCAGGCAGACATTGAGAACTGTGTAGGGACGAGTGTGTGTCCATTTGTTACAGGTATCCTTGAGGTGATCAGCATTGAACAGCTTATTCCTCAGTGGAAAGATATCTTGAACAGGTTCGTAGAAGAGAATACTGCAAACTTCAATACCTGGATGAATGGCGAGAAACAAGATTATCAAGCTTGGCTTACGGCAGCTAAGAAAGAGATTACCGATTGGGAAGCAACTTCAAAATCGGATTATCAGAAATGGTATGACAGCATTAAGAACGGCTATGACCAGTGGTTTGCTACGATTAAAGCCGCTTACGATGCTAACTGGTCAACATTCCAGCAGTGGGAAAAATCATCTCAGGCCGAGTTCGATAAGTGGTTTGAGAATATGAAAAACAAACTCGAAGGCGACCTTGGTGCTAAACTTACTCTAGAAACAGAAAAGCTAGGTAAGGAGAAAGTTTCTCTTATCGAGTCGACTAAAATGGATCTCGTAGGTACTGTAGAAGCCCCGTTGATGATTGGCAAGGCTACGAGGAATTTATTACCTTTTCCATATGTTAAAGCTAACGGAAGCATTTCACACGGTGTGACCATGGCATACACTAAAGAAGGAACAGTATCATTGGATGGCACCATATCAGGCGGCATACAACCTGGTTTTGCGTTATATGAGAATGTTGAGAATCTATTTAATGGTGCTATAAATACGTTGTATTCTAAATATGATACGACAATTAAAGGAGATTTGCACTCGTTTTTTCAAATTTTTAAAAAAAATTATGGCTCTTGGGTAACTAACGTTGAAACTTTGTCAAAAAATGATTATGATTGGACAAACTATAAATGCAATTATGTAGTTCAGTATCATAAAACATCTGGGGATGTTCATGGAACAGTGTCAAATATTAGAATTGTAACTAATGCTGACGATCCATTTGTTCCATACTCAGGCTATGATATTAAGACATACGGGAAGAATATTCTTGCTTATCCGTATGCTAAGAAAACTGCGAATAATAACGGTCTCACATTTACAGTTTTAAAAGAAGGAATGATTAAAATCGAAGGAACAACTGAAAAATCATTTTTAGCTTTCATTATTAGTACTGATGAATGCAATGCATTTCTTTTGAGAATGCTAAAAGCGGGACATGACCTAAAAATAATCGCTAAAAAAAGTGTAACTAATGTTGAAGCGTACATTCAAGTTTTTACAAATACAAATGTATACGTTAAAAACTTTTCTGATATTTTAAAACATGATGCTTATGATTGGAGCGAACATCATGTCATTATTGCGATTCAACATAATTACCCAGCTTCAAATGTTAATGCTACGATTTCGGACATCATGGTAACTCTTGACGATTCTGACACCACAGTATTCGCCCCATACCAATCCTCTACTATGAAGATCACTCAGGCTACAGAGTTTCCTAATTTCGATCTAAAAGCATTCGATGGAGCTACTCACATTATCTCGCCAGGTAATGTTCAGTCATTCCATGCAGATGCTCCAAATGGGAAATATCTGTTAGAATCAATCAAGAAATCAGCAGAGTCTGGAGGCGTTAGCTATGGAGCAACTAAACCAACCAATCCTAAGCCTGGAGATTTGTGGGTGAATCCAAACGAAACGAATGTTTTATACGTTTACACTGGGAAATATTGGTATGTCACTAATGAGCTTTATATTGGTGAGAATGGCAGTTTTCCATCTTCTCCATATGTCGGCCAGTTAGTCTATAACCCTAATAGTAAAATGATGCATGTTTATATTCCATACGGTGGATCTTTTGGCGGTCCAGGTTGGTACCCAGTTGGATCGGATGATCCTGGAGGATATCATTACGGCGCTTCAGCCCCATCTAATACAAAGCTTCTATGGATTGATACTTCAGGTGTGGCTAAATTCTACAATGGTTCTGCCTGGGTACCATTAGCAGCTACGTGGGGATAATTCAAAATGGGGGTATAAATAATGTATTTATCAGGATTTGATCGTTTTGCAAAAGATAACAAAAAAAACGAGATATGAAAAATCCCCGGGAGGAAAAATCAAATAAAGTTTTTAAAAAGGAGGGTGAAGATAATGCCTAATTTTCTTACCGCGGCAGAGGTGAACTCTCTTAAAGCCAAGGTAAAAACCGAAATGCAGCGTAGAGCATACAATGGTTCTATGACTGGGTTCGCATCTGCATCGTACGACTTCTCCACAACTCCTACATCTGGAACCAAAGTCACAGCAGACCAAGGTAAAAAAGTAATCGAGCCTTTGTTGAACATTAAAGATCATGGCAATTTGAATACTGCCGATCTTAAGACAGGATCTAAGATTCCGTCATCATTCAACAACGAGTTACTATCTTACACTGACTCATTGTCTAAAGAGCCAATTGATGGGGCTACCTCTTCATGTCGTGGAGCATGCTCTGGGCTATGTGTAGGGACGTGTGGTAATACATGTAGTGGTTGTAGTAGTTGCTCTGGTGGATGTAGCGGATCTGGTGGATCTGGAGGTAGTGGCTCTAGTGGTTGTGGCGGATGCAGTGGGTCTTGCGAAGGTTGTTCAGGTGGATGCGGAAGTAATTGTACAGGATGCAGTGTTTCGTGCTCCGGTAATTGTAGAGGTAGCAGTGGATGTAATGGGTGTAATTCTAGATGTAGTGGGTGTAGTGGGTATTGCGAAGGTTGTTCAGGATGCGCAGGATGTGGAGGTTCATGTTCAAGCTCATGCTCGTCTCATGGTAAAGGTTCCTCCTGTGCAACGTGCTATAGTTGTACCGGATGTGCAAGTTCATGTTCATCATGTTCATCATGTAGTGGATGCAGTGGATGCAGTGGATGCTCAGGTGGTTGTGGCGGATGTGTTGGATGTACGTCCAGCTGCGAAGGGGACTGTGCTTCCCAATGTAGCGGATGCACCAGTGGATGCTATACCGCATGCAGTGGATGCTCAGGTGGATGCAGTGGATGCTCAGGTGGATGCAGTGGATGTTCTGGATGCGGTTCGGGATGTTACGGCTCATGCACTGGAACATGTGATGGCTGTAGTAATGGCTGTAGTGGGCAATGTAAAAATGCATGTGCTACTACCTGCTCAGCAACGTGTACTGGTACATGTCAAGCTCAAGCATTTGGAGCTGTAGTCCAAGGTTGGGTTCAGGACCCAACAGTAGATCTGATTGCCAATGGTGAATGGACTTATCTCGTTGACACCGATTTAGTAACTGCTAAATCTGTAAGCGTAACTAGAAAAGGAACATATTATAATTTTAATATTGATGGTTTAACGATTTTAAATCAGAAAACAAATCTGGGCGACACAGCAATAACATTTATTAATGAACATGATTCATTGCTTGACCCTTCCAAAATGAGTGCCAACGAACCGACTATAAAATTAGATAGCAAAAATGATTGGTATCTTGTTCCAGTTTATCCAACATATAAGCTAAAGATTAACAAGGGAAAGCCATTAGCGACATTCGCTAATACATATTATAGCGAATTACATTTTAATATCAAAGCATAAAAACTATTAAAAGAAAAGGAGTTAACTAATATGAAAAACTTTACATTAGAACTTAACAAGGAAACAGCTGACTATTTACAGAGACTTGCATACGAGGTTATGACTAGAAAAGACGTTGTAGCTCATATGCTTGAGTCGGCGAAAGATGATACGGATGCTTCAGTTCTGGACTCAGTACCATTCAAGCATTATCACAAACTGCTTGAAGAGGCTGAGTGTTCCTACGATATTGCTAAAGCTGAGTTAGAAAAGTCTTTACAGCCTCGTGTTCTGGAGCATGAAGGAAAAGATGTTAAATTCAGATGGGCAGTAACAGACTTTTCAGAGCACCTCGTACACATTACCGTATTAGAGGGCTAAGCCTATGAAGAAGTTTGAACAGTTTCAGGATATGATTGGAAGGTTGTATCCTGAGACAATTATTACAAATAATGCATCTGACAGAAGAACTTTATCTCGTACCGTGACTTTTCAAGTAACAGACGAGTGTAACTTGTGCTGTACCTACTGTTACCAGATAAACAAAGGCAAGAGAAAAATGAAGTTCGAAGATGCAAAGAAACTTATTGATATGCTTCTTACCGGTGATGAACGCCTCGGTAACTACATCGACGCCTCTACATCACCTGGTATTATCATTGAGTTTATTGGCGGAGAGCCTTTCTTATGCGTGGATCTTATTGATCAGATTTGCACGTATTTCTATGATAAGGCTATCGAGTTGATGCACCCATGGGCAACAAAATTTTGTATTTCGATTTGCTCAAATGGTGTATTATATTTTGAGCCTAAGGTTCAGAAGTTCCTGAACAAATGGCGTCATAACCTCTCTTTCTCAATTACCATCGATGGAAATAAGGCTCTGCACGATGCTTGTAGAGTCTTTCCAGATGGTACTGGGTCTTATGACATAGCAGTAGCTGGAGCCCAAGATTGGATATCAAGAGGATACTATATGGGCTCTAAGATCACCATAGCGCCAGGTAATGTGCAGCATCTATTCTCGGCGATTAAGCATATGGTAGAACTTGGATACAAAGATATTAATGCAAATGTCGTTTATGAAAAAGGATGGACATTGGAGCACGCGAAAATCTATTATGAGCAGCTCAAAATGTTAGCCGATTATTGGCTTGAAAATGACTTAGCCGACGACCATTTCATGGCATTATTCGAGAATGACTTCTTCAAACCAAAGGAAGAAACGGATGTCGAAAACTGGTGTGGAGGAACTGGCTTCATGCTGGCGATGGACCCAGACGGATGGCTTTATCCATGTATAAGATATATGGAGAGCAGTCTAGGAACATCTCGAGAGCCTCTTAGAATTGGTCACGTAAATTTCGGGATTGCACAGAGAACATGCGACAAGCAATGCGTCGAATGTCTGAATAAGATCGACAGAAGAACAGAGTCTAGTGACGAGTGTTTCTATTGTCCTATAGCTGAGGGTTGCAGTTGGTGCTCTGCGTACAACTACCAAGAAAATGGAACTCCAGATTCTCGTTGTACTTATATTTGCGATATGCACAAGACTCGATCTCTTGCAAATGCATACTTCTGGAATAAGTGGTATCGTAAGAAACATTGGAAACAGAGATTCAAAATATACTGCCCGGACGAATGGGCCATTCCTATTATCGGAGAGGAAGAACTTAATATGCTTAAAGAATTAAGTAAGGAGGATCAAAATGAAACTTAAATTCGGAAACGGAACGACAGTTGATATTCGCAAATTTACAAGAGAGTATGCTCAGAATCAATCAGGTAGAACTTATCTGAACATTACTTCAACATATGAATCCCCAGCAGTGTTTGACAGGATCGCTTCTACGGCCCGAAATGCCGACAATATCTCTCATATGGAGATCACAGACGACAATGGAAATGTCACCACATTCGATGGGTTCAAACTGGATAACGTTATTGAGATCCATGATGGATTATCCAATGATGTTACCATCAGGGCTTACAAGAATGACCCAGTTATTACAACTGACGGCTCAGAATTAGAGGCTACTAGTGAGTCTTTAGCATAAATCAAAATGGTTTAGGGAGGTGATTCCATTGCAGTAATTTTTTGATCGTCCAAGCGACGTTAAAAGAAAATTTAATAATATCCCTAGACTTTTACTCGTTTGTGTCTAGAGATAAGAACATTTCAATCAAAATAAGAAAGGAGCTGTTTTGCTATGGATTATACACCAAATATCAATACCCAGGGAATGCGACAGCCTATGGGTCCTGTAGACCAACCAAATTGGAATGGAGGACCAAGGTTAAATCATAATCCCAAAGTTATGAACAACCGGGCCGTAGGGCAGCCTAATCTGTCAAATGCAATGGCGAACCAACAACCAATTATTCCAATCAGAGGAAGGATTGTAACTTCAGAACAGGACATTGTACCTGCAGAAATACCGATGGATGGTAGCATTTGCCTGTTCATGACAGAAGATTGTAAGAGCATTATTGCCAAGCAGTGGAACAGTAATGGTGTTCTGCAAAGTCTTATCTATTCTCCAAGTTTGAATGAGCAGGCTCAATCAGAGTGTCAAAATGGTGATAGCACCGGAGAATTAAAAGCTCAGCTTGACAGGATAGAAAACATGCTCAAGAGGCAAAATCATCAAAATAAGTCGCGATTCAAGGAGGACAAAAAGAATGATAAGTCAATGCATTCAGCAAATGGCGATGAAGATTCTAAAGGAGAATCCTAATATTGCCAATAACCCAAATGCTCAAAGTATGATTAATGTTATTCAATCTGGAGATGAGAAAAAAGGGCAGGAGATTGCAGAGAACATTTGTAAGTCTATGGGTGTAAGTAAAGAAGATGCTATTAGACAAGCAGAACAGTTCTTTCATGTAAAATAAGGAGGAAGTAATTATGTTTAATATGGGTAGTGCACCAAGTCTTGCAGATATTGCTGCTGTTACAAAAGATGGAAACGGTGATGGGTGTTAATCATCCTGTTTGCTATCTTCGGCGGATGGGGAAATGGCTGGGGTGGCCAGGGACGAAATGGAGAGGGCTGTGCAACTAACGGTGATCTCCAGAGAGGATTTGATACCCAGTCAATTCTTAACAAGCTTAGCGGCATTGACAATGGAATTTGCGATGGATTCTATGCTATGAATACTAGCCTGCTTCAGTCTACTAACGCTCTTCAGAATGCTATTAGTGACAGTGCTAATGCTTCCAATATCGCAAATTTACAGTCAACAAATGCTATCCAGACACAGTTAGCCGATTGCTGCTGCCAGAACCGTCAGGGTCAGGCTCAGATTCAGTATGATATGGCTACAAACACATGCGCTATCACTAACGCTATTCAAAATCAGACAAGAGACATTATTGACAACGATAATGCCAACTATCGCGCTCTGCATGATGAAATGGTCAAAATGCAGATGGATGCGAAAGATCAGACAATCGCTAGCCAGCAGGCTGCTATTAACAAACTGGAACTTACAGCATCTCAGTGTGCTCAGAATCAGTATCTTGTTAATCAGTTACGTCCGGCTGCTGTTCCTGCATTTACAGTACCAAATCCATATGCTAATTACGGGTTTGGATGCTACTGCGGATCAACTAATAACGGTTGCTGCTAATTAACGTCAAAATGATTAGGGAGGGTCTAGAAATTGGCTCTCCCTTGTATGGAGGTATTATAAAATGATTGAATTATCAAATACTACTGCCCAGGTATTGCCTGCTGGTCAGTCCATTACCTTTGACAAAGTTCTTCTCAAAACAGGCTGTGCTGAGTGCCATAGGGAAAACACAGGATCTGTCAAAATGAGAGCTAATGGTATTTATGAAGTTTCTTTTGCTGGTAACATATCTGGTGCAGTCGCAGGCACTCCAGTGCAGCTTGCTTTTCAATTAGGTGGCGTAACCCTGCCAGAGACAACTATGGTTGCTACTCCTGGAGCCGCTAACGCTTCTAACAACGTAGCTACTTCAACTTTAATCAAGAATTGCTGCGGGGACTACGATCGTATAACCGTAACTAATAATGGTACTGCGGACGTAACTGTCGCTGCTAACAGCGCTTTTATTGTTCGTAGGCTTGCCTAAGGAGGTGTCGTCAAAATGGAAAAGATGAAAGATCTCTGTTCTATTAAGGCAACTCTTGTAGACTCAGTAAAGGAGCAGCTTTCTCATGGGATTGAGTGCGTAGATGCCCACGAAATGGGAGAAGTTGTTGACATGATCAAAGACATTTACGAAGCCGAGAACTACTGCATGCAGTCGAAATATTACAAGTCGATTGTGGAAGCTATGGGCGATGGATCTTACGGTTACAACCCAAATCGTTATGCTTCTAGTGGTAGATACGCTTCAACTGGGCATGGAACTAGATATGGATATATGCCATATTTAGAAGGTGAAGACTACATTATGCAGCAGTATCTCACTGGAGATCCAACAGAGTTTGCAGATCAAATGAAACTTCGTTACGGTTACATTGATCAAAATGATCCAAAAATGATGAATAAACCAGTTAGCACTTATGGCGCTGCGTATGATTCTTGGTCTGATGCAAGAAAACATTATACGAAAACTGGATCATCAGAAGATAAAGAGAGAATGGAACAGCATGGAGAAGAACATGTCGAGAAGGCCATTATCTCTATGCGAGACATTTGGAGCGAGGCCAGCCCTGAATTGAAACGCAGAATGAAAACCGAACTTTCTACATTAGTAGACAGCATGAGTATCTAAAGAGAACTGCGATTATGGACAGATTCTCAATGAATGGATATTTATGGAGAATAAAGTTCGTAAACCCAAATGACAAAATGCTTATGGATAGGACTGGAAAAATGACATTAGCCACCACTGATCCAAACCTTGCAACTATTTTCATGTCGAGGAGCTTATCTGGTGCGCTCCTTATGAAAGTTCTTATCCATGAGCTAGGTCATTGTGCTCTTGTTAGTTACAGTTTGCTAGACGATATTCATAAGGTTGTAAAGCCAGAATATTGGATATGGGCTGAAGAATGGGTCTGCAACTTTATAGCCGATTATGGAACTAAGATATTTTCAATAGCTTATTCTGTATTAGGTAATGACGCATGGATGTTTATTCCTTATGAACTTGATAGAGTAATCGCATAAGGAGGAAATTATGGAAAGCATCGTATCGATAATTGTCACTGTGTTGTGCTCGGTTATTGCATCCTCTGGATTCTGGGCTTGGCTCCAGAAAAAAGATGACAAAAAATCATTACAAAGTCAGATGCTCATTGGACTGGCCCATGACCGCATTGTAGCGTTAGGAATGACGTACATCGAACGTGGATGGATCACAAAAGATGAATATGAGAATCTGAGCGACTATCTTTATGAACCGTACAAAGCTCTAGGCGGAAATGGCTCAGCAAAGAGGGTTATGGAAGGAGTCAACCGACTCAAAATATTTACCGTACCACCGATATCGGAAGGAGAAAGTCAAAATGAAGTTAACAAATAAACAGTATGATATTCTTAAATGGATTGCATTGATTGCCTTACCAGCGATTGGTACTCTGTATTTCACAATTGCTACCATCTGGGGGCTTCCGTATGGAGACCAGGTCGTAGGAACTATTACTGCAGTAGATACTTTTCTTGGTGCCCTGCTCGGTATTAGCACTAGCCAGCATAACAAACGCAAAGCTGCTTCGGCAAAAAGGCAGTAGTATGCATATATGTCCCTAGGCTGTTTATACGATGGTCTAGGGACGTCAGAGTATCGCTGGATATTCATTGGGTGTTTCTTTTTTCGCATCATATTCATGTACTATAATGAAGATTAAACATTTAGGAGGTAATTTGATATGAAGAAAAGATTAGAAAAATTATTTGCATTGGTGTCAGCTTTAAGCTTTGTATGCGCACCAACATTACTAATGTTCATTGGATTCTGGATGATCTACAATGTAGGTCTCTGGATCGGAATAACATTTAGTGCCGTTGGATATTTCGCATCAGTGTGGGAGTATTTCCAATTGCAGACGTATTCTGATCGCAGAAAGAAGAAAAATCAAAACAAAAACTAAATAGAAATCTAGGGACGCGGGCGATTCAAAGCCCGTTCCTTTTTTCGCAAATATTTCATATATTATAATGAGAAATAAAAGGAGGTATTTATTATGTTTAGAGAGATTAGAACAGCAGAGCGTATCACTGAGGAAGATGATAGAAAAAATAGAGAGTATTTGAAGATCAAACCTGAGAGTGATATAACTGTTGAAGAATGTACAACATTTTGGAATTCTTTGTTTCAAGTAAAGGAGGCCTAATTCAAGGTCTCTTTCTTTTTTCTCGCAAAAAATTCAATTCTTATAATGAGGAGTAAGCGAATCCTAGGCTAATGACCTGGGCTGGACAGTTATCTTATGGAAACGAAATCGAAAGATGGAGCACGGAAACCAGATAATTAGCTTCCTCTTTTTTCTCGCAAAAAAATCTCATGTACTATAATGAGAAATAAACTATTATCATAAGGAGGTAATTATAATGAAATGATTATTTAGTAAACCAATTACTTATGTCGTAATGACACTGATCGGATTTGTAATTTCAGGGGTAATTATTGTAAGTAAGGCTATTAAGCATCCGTTCAAAATGAACGCTAAGAAAAATGATAAGGAGGAAACAAAAATGGTAGTAGAGTATGTTGAAGATTTTATGGGATTGGATGGTAATTTCAATGAGAGTAAGGTGACGTCGGAATGCAATTCTATTCGGTTAGTTCCGATCTGTGGAGGTATGTTGTCTGCAGTATTCTTATATCGAGATAATGATCAGAGTATGATTATTCCATTCTCAACAAGAGATATCGATAAGAAGATGCTGTACCTGGACAATAATATATTTGATATGCACACCACGTCAGCACCTATTGATTTGTCTGGGCTCAAGGCTGTAAAGCTGTCAAAATACATTGAGCTGAATTCAGTAATGAAGACAATTGGCAAGAGCCCGTTAATCGCTGGTAAGTTACCAAAGGATACTCCAGTCGATAACAGGAACATTTCGAAAGATATTTACCATGCAATTGAGTTCAATGATGACAGCTTTAATCAGTTGTTTAAAACTATGAAGGAGGGAATGTAATGTTTAAGACATGTATAATCGTCCCTAGAGCAGGCCAGACGCCAGATATTATCAATCATACACTGGATGTTATTGGATTCCATGTAGATACAATTATCTATGAAACAGATAAAGTAAGCTTCTATGTAAGCTATAAATGGTATGAGTATTATAAAGTATGTGCATTTAAAAAGGCGGTGAAAAACTATGTTAATAAGCTCAGATATCAGAGTGCAGCCGATGCACTCAATCGTGTACTCGCACCGAAGAAACGCGTATCATCGGAACAATTCGCAAAATCCGGAATTCAAGGAAGCCCTGAAAACAGCAACAAATAGGAGGGAAAATAATGTTTAAAACATGTGTAAGCGTGGCTGCGGTTGGCCATGCACCAGAGATTGTAAAGAATATGATTGATAGAAATGGATGGCCTGTATGTACAGTTGTCATTGAGACCGGACGCGTAAGCATCTACTTCTATTACAAGTGGTATCAATATTACAAGGTATGCGCATTTAAAAAGGTGGTGAAAGATTGTGAAGAACGTTACAAGTATTATTGTAAACCCGACATTCTTCACGGGGGTTTCTTATCAGAAGCAGAAATGCAATATGTACGAGCGGACGAAGAAGCAACAGCAAGATTCGTCCTCGACAACATTCGAGGAATTGCTAAAGACAGAAATCTCGAAGCTATCGTAGACAATAATGGATGCGTGATAGGATGTAAGATCAGTCTGTACAATTGTTTAAGGAGGAAATCAAAATGAATATTTTAGTAGCTATTATATGTGTAACCATCGGGTATATTGCAGGTTTTCACGTTGGTAAAAATACGGTGAAAATATCTTGCCCAGGCATAATCAAAATCGCTAGGGACGAGGAGGACAACAACGCATATTACTGCGCCCTGGAGATTAAAGATAAAGATTCTCTCAAGGAAATGTATGAGTCAGATACTGTAACCTTCGAAGTGCGACGTATGCCAGAAACGCAAATAAAACAAGGCTTATAATGAGAACTTGTTGTAAATTAGAAAGGAGTTTAAAATGGCAAGAGAAGAAGGAACTACAGACTTAAGAGAAGTGTTGGAGCAGACAATTATCGAAGAGGACAATAAACTCTTTGATGAGAAAATCGGAGACGAGCGAAACGCTATTGCCGAGAACTTGGTTGACTTCTATAAATTGAAGTTAGAAGAGGACAAACTTAAACAGGAGTACGATCTCAAAACGAAAGAGATCCTTAGTAAAGAACGCTTATCTGAAAAAGAGATGAGCAATAAAGAACGGGAACTTGATCTGAGAGAACGTGAACTGTTACAGTCCAAAACTAACTCGAAGTTAGAAATGATCAAGTCAGGCTTAACGCTGGCAGCTTGGACTGGATTGAGCATCGGGGTTATGGTCTTCGAAGGTAACGGAGGCGCAATACTCAGTAAGGCGTTCCCAGGGATCTTTCCTAAAACTAAGATCTGAGAACAAAAGTTAAGGCTAGAGGCTATGGAAACATGGCCTTTAAGCTTTTCTAGGAAGGAGTCAAAATGATTAAGATATTTGCAAGTATTGGTGTAATATCAGTATTTATAATTGTAGTAGCAGTAATAGCAGTACTTACCGCACTCGCTAAGGAAGCAGCAGAAAACCGTAGGTACCAGAAGAAGCTTAAAAGTAGGTTCAAAGGAGGTCCTACAGCAAAATGTTTCTGCAAAGACTGTGTGTCTTATTGCGAGAGATACAAACCAGATAAATATAATCATGGTGCAGGAGATTGTAGAGTTCATGCTGGTCGGCGTGTACAAGACAATTGGTATTGCTGGTCTGCAACTCCAATAGAATACAATGAAGCTAAAGGGAGAAAAGAGATTGAAGAAGGAAGATAAATTATTCATAATCTGTGTTATCATGCTCGTGATCCTGGGATCGTTTCGAGCATGGACTAGATACGAGTATGATAAACAGCAAGAAGAAACCAACCGAATCGTAAAAGAACTGCAAAGAAAAACTGCTGAATTAGAAGATACTTACATGACACCGTATCACTTTGAACCGGACATTAGTGTGGAAGAAAACGACACACCAGTTGTAAGATCTCCTATCGGCGAAACAAAATCAGTTCCGGATCAAAATGGATTCTTCTCATATATGGATGCTGATTGCATTACGAGTGTAGGGACGGACCAGCACGAAATGAAATCAAAATATCGACTCGATTCGTCTGGCATTTGGACATACGATGGACGATGGTGTATTGCTGTAGGCTCGTATTACACTACTCAAGTTGGACAGTACATTGATATTGTGTTGAAGAACGGTACAACTATAACTGGTATTCTTGCCGACTGTAAATCCGATAAGGATACTGATTCCACAAGACGTCAAAATGCAAATGGATCGATTGTAGAGTTTGTTGTCAACGAATCAAGCTTATCATCGGAAGTTAAGAGAAATGGCAGTTGTGCATACGCCTACCCGCAATGGCAAAGCGAAGTAGACCACATTGATATTTATTAGGAGTTAGTTATTATGGATACATTCTTATTAGCATGTTTAACCGCGTTTATAGTCATGATAGTATGCGATAGACATGATCACAAGTAAATTATAAGGAGTTAAATATGACAGTAGAAAAAATCATAGAAACCAATAAGTTATTAGTAATGATTGACTTTGCTAACAGAGAGGCAGAGAAAATCTTGGCACGAGCAAAAGAATTAAACAAGGAAGCAGAATCATTACCAGATGAAGAATCGGCAGAAGGACTGAAAATTATTAAGGAAACAGAACGTTTAACAGGCAGGCTTGAAGGCATACACATCATGATGAATGAACTCAACCGTCTCGCAACTAAATCATAGTATATAATAGGAGGTGATAAAATGAGCAAAGAAACTTTGTTAAAGATTGGACAGATCGGATGCACAGCGATAGCAGGATTCTTAGGAATCTGTTTAACACAGATGCATATCGATAAAGCAGTCGATGAAAGAGTAAAAGCTATAGAGTCAACCGACTCAAAAGAGGATGAGGACTAATTCAGGTCCTCTCTTCTTTATCGCAAATAAATCATGTATTATAATGAGAACTTATTGTTTAACACGAAAGGAGTATTAAAATGAAAGAAGAAACTAAACAGAAGTTGAACGGAGTAAAGGAGTTTGTGCACGATCATAAAGATCAGATTGAAGTAGTAGCGTGGTTAGCTGGTTGTTATCTGATTGGTAATCGTATTGGACATGGCATTGCAAATGTCATGGAATCGATGTACCATAAAGGATTCGACCAGGGAATGAATTGCTGTTACAACCTGATGATCAATGAGAATGTAAAGAACCCTGAAGTCCTCAAAGCATTAGTGTATTTCAACATTAAGCATTGTGAGAATCATTAAGTGATCGGCTAGAGGCTATGGAAACATGGCCTTTAAGCTTTTCTAGAAAGGAGTCAAAATGAAAAAGAAAGTAAACGCTGTAAAGAGATTCGTACACGATAACAAAGGCATAATTGAGAATGGGTTATTCTTAGTTGGTTGCTTTACATTCGGTAAGCTTATAGGAAGCAGTTTTGTTGCAATCAGTGATGCTAGAGCAAATAATGCATACCAAATCGGAGTCAATGCTTGCTGGGATCAGTTAATTGTTGAAAATTCAGATAATCCAGAGTTTCTTAAAATACTGTCGGATTTCGCAATTAAGCATCCGGTGTATAACGAAACAAAGAATTAAGCTTTTCTAGAAAGGAGTCAAAATGAATACTGAACAGGTAGGATATTTTATTAAAAAAAACATGCCTACTATCTTGTCTATAGGTGCGGCTATAGGCGTAGTCGTATCTAATGTGCTTACTAATAAGGCATCTATAAAGGCGACACTTAAGATCGATGAGGTCGAGAAAAAGAAGCATAGAGAGCTTACATTTATTGAAGAAGTAAAGGTTGCGGCTCCGATTTATGCTCCGTCTATTGTAGTTGGCGCTGCTACAATAGGGTGCATCTTTGGATCAAACTTCTTAAATAAGAAACAGCTCGCTGCATTGGCAGGTGCTATGAGCATTTTACAGGCAAACTTTAAAAGATACAGAGAAGAGGTAGTACACGAGGTAGGCAAAGAAAAAGAAGAAGACATCTGGAAAGCAAGTAGAACACCAATAACGAAAACAGTATCTGAAAAAGAATCACGATTCGCAGATACGACTGGATTGACCTTCTTCATTGATAGCCTGACGGACGAAGGATTCTATACAGACAAAGCGACAGTTGAATCAGCTATTCTAAAGCTAAACAGGAAATTAGCTTTGAGTCCAAATCAGACAGTAACACTGAATCAGTTTAGGAACGATCTTGAGTTACATCCTACAAACTTTGGAAACATTGTTGGGTGGTCTAAGATCGATATGGATGAAAACGATAAGACTGATGAATGGATTGATATTCAGTTAGTACCGTTTGAAAACACTGAGGGTTACTATATACGGTATCTTGATTTACCGCATGGGTTATTTATGGCGACTAAACAAGAAAAACGAGAAGCCAAAGGCTGGTTCAAAGACATGGAATACAGTTCAAGCATGCTGATATAAGAAAGGAGAAACAAAATGAGTTTTTTAAACGATTTAATTAAGGAGGCAAACAAGGTTCCAGTCATTGCCGATAAGAATGCACCGATGCTCCTTATGATTGCTGGAATCGGTGGGTTAGCAGCTACAGTAATAAGTGCGGTTAAAGCTACACCATTGGCAATTGACAAAATGGATGATGAGATTGCTAGGCGATACGAAGAAGGAGAAATCGAATACGAGGATCTGCCAATGTCTGTAAACAAATATGACATGGCATATAGATTCGAGGAACTCGGTCCGAAGCAGATCGTAAAGTCTTGCTGGAAGTGCTATGTTCCTACAGTGATTTTAGGAGCCTTAAGCATCTCAGCATTTATCGGATCATACAAAGTAAGCACAGCTAGACTTACAGCTATGACAGCAATGTACGAGTTTACAGCCAATGCATATGACAGATACCGTAGAAATGTAGCCAAAGTATCACCAAAGACAGATATCAAAGCTACCAAAGCTGCTAGGGACGAGCGGGTAAAAGAGATCCCAGAGTCAAAGTTCGATGGCATGCCAGAAGGAAAAGAGGTTTGTATCGACCTCTATACTGGTAATGTGTTCTATTCGACAAGAGAAGAAATACTGCAGGCCGTTGGAAAGATAAAGGATCGATTCCTTGGCGGTGAGATGTTTATATCTCTTAACGAATTCTATGATGAAGTAAATGCAAGTCACGTAGAAGTAGGAGATGACGTAGGATGGTCACCAGACACTTATGTAGATGTCCAGTTTGACTCAACATTGAGAAATGGGAAGCCATGTCTGACAATCGGATATTTCGCAAATCCGAGGTTTGATTATCGTGAGTTAATGTAGACTCGCAAAAAAATCATATATTATAATGAGAGATATACCAAAAAATTTAAGGAGGACAAAAGTATGTCAGAATTACATGAGAACACAGAGGTATTGGTATCAGAGGACGTTAACGCAACGCCTGCAACTGAGGAATCTAAGGATGATGATTCATTAGGTAAACTTGGAATTGCTCTGATTGGACTAGCTTGTGTTGGAACTTACACGCTTGGAAAAGCGGCAGTTAAGGGAGGCATGATGTTAGTCGAGAAGGTAAAAGAAAAGAGAGCCGACTTGAAGAGGTTTAAAGACTCTAAAGATGCAGACTATCGTGAAGCGGAACCTGAAGAGACTGATGAGGATCAGGATGAAACTGAAAACGAAAAGTAGTACTTAACAAGATTGGAAATCTTAAGGTCTGGGATCATGAAAACATGGTCTTAGACTTTTTGTTTTAGAAAGGAGCCAGAATGGAAAGATTGGAAAGCAACTCGATTGCTACTGGCGCGAAGGCTGCAAAGAAGAAACCTACTAAAGCTGAGGAGCGTCAGAAGATTGAAAAAGTAGTAAAGAATAGAGTAACGACTCAGAAAAAATCCCTGGGTCAGAAATTCGGAGAAACATTTTTAAGTGATGAATCTGGAGGTGTTGGATCTTATATATTCAATGATGTTCTGATTCCAGCATTAAAAGATACATTCGTTGATATGGTTGAAGGTGCTATCAATATGGCATTCTACGGAGATACAAGACGTAAATCACATGGACGTAGCAACATCAGCCGTACAAGTATTGAACGAGTACCGTACGATGATCAGTTTGGTAGCCGTAGACGTAGATCAGCTCCTCGAGGACGGGCTAGATATGATATGGATAACATCAGATTCAAAACTCGAGCAGATGCAGATTTAACTCTTGATACCTTAACCGAGTATCTTGATAAGTATGATTCTGTATCAGTAGGAGATGTATACGAGTCACTCGGTATTCCAACGCAGGCAAATGACTTCCACTATGGATGGTATGAGCTTGGCGGAGCACATATCAGAAAGTCTAGAGACGGTGGATACGTATTGGAGATGCCAAGATTGGAGGAACTCGACTAATGATCAATGTTATAAAGCTTGGAGACACGACGATTGGCGAGTGTGAAAACTGTGGCTGTAGATTCGCTTATGGTGAAGAGAGCATTCAGAACTATAATCTTTATGCTGGAAATGAGTTAAAAGCAGTTATATCTTATATCAATTGCCCACGTTGCGGCAAGCAGCACAAAGTAAAATAAGGAGGAACAGAAATGATCAAAATTATTGAACCAGGAACTAAAACCGTGGCCGAATGCAATAGCTGCGGTTGTAAGTTCTCTTATGAGAAAGAAGATATTCAGAGTCGTCCACACAAGACACCGGATGGATGTGCGCGCCAAGTATTACAAAAACTTCCAAAATTATTTGAGTATTATGTATTGTGCCCACAGTGTGGAAAGGATCTTACGGTTATTTCAATTAAAATGCAGAGAGCATAAGGAGGAATAGAAAATGTCAAACAATGTAAATCATCCAGAGCATTATCAGAATATTGCAGGCGTGGAAGCTATTGATATTCTGAACGATGTAGTTAAGGACCTGCCAGGGACGCAGGCCGCATTATTATGGAATGCGTTAAAGTATCAGTTCCGATTCCAGAAGAAAAATGGACCAGAGGATCTGAAGAAAGCACAAAATTATCTTCAGTACCTTATCGATGATATGACATCAACTCAGGATACAGGCAATAAAGAGATCCTGTGGGATACATGGTTTTCCAATGAGTACGGCAACATGACAATCTTTGCAAAATCCAAGGAACCGAATGGGATGCCGTCAAAGTTAGCTTTCGAATCTAGGGACGCTGCAGAAGAATTCCAGAGCGTAGTTTACAATATGATTAGCGAAGGATATACTGAGTTTTCTATTGCAGATGCCGCATTAGAGATGAAATTCAAAATCACAAAAGGTAACAAGTGGAACAAATGGGACGAGCTTGTATACTGGGGTAGAGTTCTTGATAACTTATCTATTAATGAAGATGATGGCAAGTATGAATTGATATTCAACTACAAAGCACAAGATTCGTGTGTTATATACGAATCAAATGATCTCGGACATGTAGAAGTATATCATTCTGCAAACATGTATCCTGGTGCATGTACAACAATTCTGTTTGACAGCAGAGCTGCTAGAAAACGATTCTCTGATAGCTTCTTTAAAAGGCTTACAAGCACCGATTATAAGCCGTTTTCTATCAGAGATGTTTTATCAGATATTTCTGTACCTCTGTCAGAAGCAGCCGATTGTTTCTCAGAGAAAGTACAGTGGAAGGATATCTTTACAAGTTTTGCATTAACTAAAAAAGATGGAAAGTTTGCATTAGTATTCTATTACAAAGATTCCAGTTCAGAGACAGCAAAGAACATCAAGACTGATCATGGTCCATGTGTTATCTATGAGTCCAAAATCTCAGGACACGTAGAAGTGTATTATTCAATGCATATGTATGCAGGGACATGCACGTCTATTGCGTTTACTAGTGATTTGTGCAGGGACATGTTCATTGCAAGTTTCTTTAACAAGCTTACTTCCAAAGATCACAGGACGTTCTCAATCAGATACGCTTTATCAGATGCAAATTATGTTATTCCCGATGCAGGTGATAACTTCTCGATTGAGCTTCCATGGAAGGATCTCTTTAGCAGGTTTAAACTGCGTACTGAAGACGATAAGTATATTCTGGATTTCGTCTACCAGGAAGATGCAGCGAAAATCCTAAAATCATCTGAAAGTATGTTACCAGCAAACAATCAGCACATTCTGTACAAGTCTACAGTTTGGGGTGATGCAGATGTTTACTATTCTCAGAAGCTTCTTGCCGGTACCTGTGAAAAGATTCTGTTTGATGACAAAGATGGCAGAAATGCATTTATGATCAAGTTCTTTAGATATCTCGATATTCACGGTAACGGATTTGCTCTCAAGGATGTACTGGAAGAAGCTAAGTATAAGTTCCATAAAAAGGACACTGACCTTTGTGTCTATGCACCATGGAATGAAATCTTTGCAGGATTCAGGATGTACGAAGAAGACGGTAAGTACGTCTTAGAATTTGTTTATAAAAAAGACACAGACGATTCTGAACCATTGTTAGGCGAAGAATGGTATGCATATTTCTAAAATAAGGAGGACAAATAAATGAAAGCATTAGACACAGCAGTAACAAGTTTATCAACAGTAGTGGGTCATACTAAGGCCTGGACCAAAATGAACTCTCCGGAGATCATGTTATTTGCAGGAATCGGAGCAGGTATTGGAGCTCTGATCATGACACAGAGAGCTACTCTTAAAGTAGAAACAGTAAAGAGCAAAGAGGAAGCAACAAAACAGAAGATTGCAGAAAAAACAGCAATGTATGAAGAAGATCCAGAATCTATTGACAGACCTTACACGAGAGATGATGCAGCAAACGATATGGTTCTCTTAAAGAGTAAGACAACACTGGAGTACATTAAACTCTATGCAGGACCTGTAATTCTTGAAGCAGTATCTATCGGTCTTATTCTTGGATCTCATCACATTATGAAACAGCGTCAGGCAGCATTAGCAGCATCTTGTGCAGCAATCGCTAAGGCTTACCAGACATACCGTCAAAATGTAATTAACAAGTACGGTGAAGAAGTTGATCAGGAAATGCTGTACGGTTCAGAGAAGAAGACGGTCAAGAAGACTGAGACAGATCCAGAGACAGGTGAGAAAAAGAAAGTAACTGAAGAGCAGGAGATTATCAGAAACTTCGGTGGCTCACCATACGCACGACTCTTCACAAAAGAGAATTCTACTGAATGGTTCAATGACAACCCTCAAAATGAATTTATGCTCGCTCAGCGTGAGAAAGAAGCAGATACCCGGTTGAAATGTGAAGGCATCCTGACACTGAATGATGTATACCGTATGATCGGTTTAAAGCCTACTGACATTGGTCTGACTCACGGATGGAAATATCGTAGTCAGAAAGACCCAGAGTACGGTAAGTTTGACAACAATGTAACATTTCTTACCAAGTGGGTTATGATCCAGAACGAGGAGACCGGTGAAAATGAGAGAGTATTACTGATCGATTTCAATTGTGATGGTTGCATCTACGGAGAAGTATCCCAGAGATGAATCGATGAACAAATAATGTTTAGAGACGGCGTATTAGATTACCCTTGGCAGCAGTGGTGCTACTAAGGGCGGTCTAGGACCGTAGGAAGGAGTCAAAATGAATAAGATATATTTTATAGGAGCAGCTTCAATTGCTGTGGCCACAGAATACAATAAAAACCCTGATGCAGACTTTATCGCTATTGATAACAACACACATATGGATGCCATTGTTGAGTACTTCAAGGATCATGCGTTTTATAAGTACAATACTGATTTGATTATGGACGGACAACTTAAGTTCAAAGGAAAGCCAGTTATAGCATATATTGGAAGACCTACTGGATACTGTGACACCGATAATCCGAAAATGACAGCTGAGCAGATTAAACAGATGCTAGACAAAATTTATGGTGCTGGTTCGTTTAGCAACTCAGGATACAAGTTCAGAAATGGAGCTAAAAATGTATAGATGCGATGGATGCGGCGAGGAATGCGATCCAAACGAGCTCACAGAGTTAGAATGGTTTCAAGGTATACCAGCACGAAGTCTGTGCAATAAATGCCTGGCGCATCTGTTCGTAAGGAAGGAGAAAAGAAATGAAAAAGATTTACTTAAAGTGTAACTTAGCCATGTGTAAAAGAGATGATGTTAGTGCAACGCTTAAAAGATTTAAGATACTTATTAGAAGCACCGATGGTGTTTTATCCGGAAATATGATATGGAACAAAATGTTTCACGGCTTGAATATTGAGGCTGAATTAGAAATCTTAGAGGCTTTCGGTATTCATGATTTAGGGGATAAAATATATGGTATCAAATCAGTAGACTTATATAAAGATCCTAGAAATGATCACTTACTATTCCAGTTCAATATCGAAAACGAAGGAGACTTCGACGCTGAAGCAGTTGGAAGAATCTATGCGAAACTGAATTCCCTTCAGAAACAGACAGGTGTCAAAATAGCTGCTAATATCACAACAGATGGCATAAGCATTGAGTCTTCTAAGGGCCATCTTGTATACCGTATAATGATACCAAAATTCGAGCTCGATGAGGCAGTAGACATGACAATTGTAATAGATAATACGCTTAATGATGTTATAGAGAAGATGATGGATTAAGGAGGAGTCAGAATGAAAGAAGTTTGTTTAAGAAAAGACTTAGTATTATACAAAAGAACTTACGTTACTGTGCTGGTGAATAGACTTGATGAGCTCATGAAAAGCAATTATGGAGTTTTAACAGGCAATATGATCTGGTTCGAACTGTTAGATCGCTTAGGAGTCGATGCAGAAAAAGAAATCCTAGAAACATTTGCTATCAAAGATTTAAAGTCTAAGATCGATGAGGATCAGAAAGAATGCGGCACAAGAAACGTAGCCAAGCATTTAGCAGAGATCCGCGACTACATCAAAATGATTAAGTCGGAGTCTGTTCCGATAGCTGAAGTTGATATAACAGCCAGCAGTGCTGAAGTGAACTTCTCTAAAGACGATAGCGTAGCGCATGATATTGTAACAAATATGTTCGACAATGTTTCCGCTGTCTTCAAGGATCTGAATGCTATTAAGTCAGAGACCGGTGTTGAGTTGGAGGTTTACATGACGGCTGTAGGAATTCATTTCGAATCCAGCAAGAATAACCTGGTATTCAGCATCTCTGTGACAAAGAGTGATCTTGACAATGTGACTGATGTTGCCACACCAATACAGAAAACTATTGATATTGCTATAAAGAAAGTAATTGATTAAAGGGGGGTACTTCTATGTGCGACAAAAGAAAAATGAGTAACTGGACTGTAACGGAACGAGATCTGGCAATATTCAAGCGTTGGCAGAGTGGAGACAGCGTTCGCATGATAGCGATGGACGAATATGTCTCTACACAGCGAATATATGAGATAATTACTAAGGTACGGCTATTCCGTGGTGAAGAAGTCTATAAAGATCCATACGATCTCAGATATTTACAGTCTATTACACCTCGAACCAGAAAATTCTTAGTTAAGAGAGGTGCTAAGGATCTTAATGAATTAACTGAGTGGGTCAAGCATAACAGACTCACAACTATCCCTGGTGTCGGTGACATTATTGAAAAGAAGATACTTATTCAGCTAAATGACTTCATGCGCCAGAGACGTGAAGAAGAGCAGAATAAAAATTGGAGGAATTAAAATGAAGAAAATTACTAAAGGATTATATTTGTTACTTGCTGTTGTTATGTGTTTAACGGTTGTTCAACCAGTAAATGCAAAAACTAAATACACTAAGGCTGAAAAGAATTTAGCTTATACGCTGGCAGTTTTCCAGAATAATGAACTGTGGGACCCAGACTCATTTAAAATAAAGAAAATTAGTAAGGTTAAATATGTTCTAAATAAGGACAATTTCGATGTATATTCGGCATGCGGCATTCTTGATAGTTACAAGACTATTACTTGGAGAGTTGATTATACAGCATCTAATGCTTATGGTGGAAACGTTAGGGAAAGTGTATATGTTACTTCTACGTGGAATTATTGCAGTGAATACGATATTGATTTTGAAGATTATACTGACAAAACTAGCTATGCTAAAAGCAACAAGAGTAAGTCATTTGTTAAGAAAATCAAGAAGCTTACGTCAAAATACTATAAGGAATTTTAAGGGGGGTCTAGGTATGATTGGATTTTGTAAATGTGATATTTGTGGAAAAGTGTATCACCAAGATGAGAACAAGAACTATGATGGAATCATGATTTGGTATACTGATCAAGAGACTGGCACTACTATGCATGGAAACCGAAAGTATGATATTATTGAACCGAATGGAGAAACAATGAAAGGATCTCCAGAGATGATGGATGTATGTCCTGCCTGCTTTGGACGGTTCTGTGACTGGATTAAATCATTTAAGGAGGAGAACAAATAATGAGAGGAATTTGTAAATGCGATTTATGTGGCAATGTATACAGTGAAAAAGAGAACCCGGTATATGATGGCATTACTGTATGGTGGAAAAACAAGGCTGGAGAAAACAAGTTTCCGGCGTCAGCTTCTCAGTTAAGCACACAGAGTGGCGATAAGCTTACCGACATGCCAGCAGTTATGGATCTTTGCCCTAATTGCTTTGAGCGATTCTACAACTGGATAAAAATGTCTAGGGATGAAAACTTCCCTATGAACAAACCTGAATAACTCGCAAAAAATACATTTATTATAATGAGAAGAGATGCGTAATAGCAGTGCACTGGTATTTCCCTATACCAGAGATGCGGGTTCATATCCCGTTTGCATCTCCTTTCATTTTTCGAAAATAGGAGGAATTAAAATGTACAGAATTATCGATTGGTTTAGAAAACCGGCAATCATGAAGAAACTTTATCTCACAGGTGGAGACTGGGACGGAGACATCGTTATATACAAGCACCACAAGTACTATGCTAACGTTCAGACAGGGGTGGTGATGAGAATTGAATAGCATGATCATCCTTGTAAGGGGCTTAAACATACTCATTTTGTGTGGGTTTGTTGGCGTAGGAATTATGAATCCATTAAAACAGATATTTAAGAAACACGATGTGGGATTGGCTATTACATTAGCTTTTATTATCTTCGTATTCATCTATTCAGGAGTATCATGGTTCATTCCATTGGACTAGGGAGGTCAAAATGGTATACATATTTATATTCTTCAGAGTTTTAAGCTTATTTCTTTTAGGCGGTGCTATTGTAGCTGCTATAATACACACTATAAAGACCATCTTCAAGAAGCATGACATAGATATTATATCGTATCTTATAATTGTATTTTTCGCTGCGGCCATGATTATATCGTGGATTGTAAAGTTGCCTTAAGGAGGATTAAAAATGAAGCAGACAAATGTAACGCACAACATTCGTGTAGATAAGAATCAGTCTAACCGCAAAGTATACGAGGCTTGGGATCATACTGAATGGCCGCTGCTTAGCGATCCAAATAAGGAGTATGTACCAGTACAGGATTTCGGTATGGCTATGGTAAACAGAAAGAGAGGTAAGAGGAGATGATTAGTGCAAAAGAAGCTTATAGTATAAGTTTTGTAAATGATGAGTGCCAAGAATATCTCGACGAGATTGAACGGAAGATTTTAGAAGAAGCTAAAGCAGGTAATTACAATGTTTCTATTAAACTTGCAGCCCGTGGATTTGATATTTCTGAAGACGAAAGCCGCAAAATAACTATGGCAATTATTGGATATTTAAGAAGCTTAGGATATCATTCTGTAATTTCTGGAGACAAGCGTTATCCTGCATTGCTGGTATCTTGGATTAAGCCGGAAGAACAGGAGGAGTCAAAATGAGATGCGCTAAGTGCGGTGGAAAAGTAGGATCGATCCCAATGAAAAATATTGACGGTGTTAAAGGATATTGCTACTATTGCAATTCGTGTCGTAATAGCTTTTGGAAATCCCTTGACGGTTCTATCGAAGATTTCCGTGATGTTCAGATTTTAGGTGCCGATATGAGCCCTAAAACATGTGACTATGAGATCTCAATTGATTTAGTTTCTTTTGGTGTTGACACAGCTACTAGGGACGGAAAGAAAATTGCAAACAATATTGCAGATTACTTAGGCAATGCAGGATACAATGTATCTATCAGTAGTGGAGATCGTCGTGCATCATTAACAATTGATTTGTCTAATGCTAAGTATCTTAAGGAGGATTAAAAAATGACAGCAAAAGAATGTTTAGTAGAGTTTAAAAAGAATTATTGTGATAAGAACCCGGAGTCTAATGGAGATTCAGATTTCAGATGTAACGGGTGTTTGTTCAGTACAGATGCCAGATGCTTAGTTAACACATTTATCTGTAGACATGAGAATAAGGAGGGCAAATAAATGAGCGGAAAGGTAGTATTAAGTTTTGTATTAGGAGCAGCTACAGGTGCAGTAGGTATGTATTTTGGCATGAAACAGGCCTGTGAAAAGTACATCGACAAAGAAATTGAGCAGTTTAAGGCTGATTATGAGGCTGCTCACCAGAAAAAAGAGGAAAAAAAGAGCAAAGATGTTAAGGAAATGGAGGAAAATCTGGAAAAAGATGCTGAAAAAGCCCTGAAAAAGTATGCTTCAGCTACCCAGAAGAGCATTTCTAGCGTAGATACAGGTAAAAAAGAGGCTGATGCTAAGCTCGAAAGAGTAAATTATGCCAAAATCCGGACTCCAGACATCGATAAAATCAACGAGATCGACGTTGAAAATAAGGTAGACTCTGCAATTGGACCGGTTGTGATTGATCCTAGTGAGTATATGGAAGATGATGGCCTTAAGAGAGTTGTATGGAATTACTTGCCTAAGGAGCATGCAGTATATTCTGAGAACGGCGATGAAGAGATTGTAGACGGTATTAAGATGCTTGGCGAGGAAAACTTAGACTCATTCGGTGAGTTTGAAGTAGACACGCTGTACGTAAAGAATGCTCGTGAAGGCATCAAAATTGATTGTGTCCAGTATGAGGACGTAACTTACGAAGAGTTCTTAGAGGAGATAACGTTATGATAAAATACTATTATCCGGACACATTACACAGTGCCAACAGATATGAAAGAGCGAAAAAAGAGGCTGAAAAACAGTCTAGAAAGGAGAAAAATGATAAAAATCGACAAAAATAGGGTCAAAATGGACTATTTCGAGTGGCTTTTGAGTAAAATTAGCGTTGATCCGGCCAAAAATGAGCACATTCAGGGCTTCAAATGGCTGTTCGCAACTGACTTCCAGTGGTCTCATAAACTTGACGCCAACCGGGCTGCGGACGGTGTCGATCTCCGTTCTACGTTCGCTTATGAGTGTGGTTATAGATATCCAGAAGTAAGACAAGCATTACTTGATAAGCAGTGTTCCTGGCTTGAAATGATGGTTGGGTTAGCCATTCGATGCGAAGATTCCATTATGGGAAATGACGAATTTGGAGACCGCACACCTCACTGGTTTAACGTAATGGTTGACTCACTTGGCCTTTATCTTGACTGCTCCGAGGATGATGAAGTAATACTTAAGAAGTGTGCTTCACGTCAGTATAAGCAGGATGGAGAGGGCGGCTTATGGTGGGTCAAAGGAACTAAAAAGAACTTGAGACGCATGCAGATTTGGGATCAGATGTGCGAGTATCTCAATGCAAATTATAAGGAGGAAATTCATCTATGAGCAAACTAAAAATTATTAACCCAAAATTATCAGAGTATGAACTTGAAAAAATAAAAGTAGAGCGGTATGTAGAAGCTATGTTCAGCCGTAGCGAGTGCCGTGTTAGTGTGTTAAATGCTGCTAGATATTTAGAGAAGAACGGACCGGCTGGTGTATTCTCTGATTCAGCTATTGACGTTATCGATGCTATTGCTTATGCGTTTGCTGCAGGAGAGATCGATTGGGTTAAAGATGTAGGAAGGAGCGAGGATGATGACTAAGGAAGAGTTTAAGGGATTCAGTTCGGCTGCCCAACATGACATGGTTTTAGAGGCCTTGGTACGAATTACAAAGAACCTTGAAACAATGGAAAAAGAATCAGGAAAACCATTCGCGGGTACTTCCAAACAGCGTAGGAATGATATCAAGCTGCTTACTATTCTGGCGGAAGCATTTGGTAAAAATGAACTTGTGTGGAAGAAGAAGCCTGCAGTAACCATCGATGCTGGTAAGGTTATGCCAGATCCGGTTAGAGAAATTAGGGACGCTAAGAATAAGATTGAAGGAGTGCAGCAACGTTCCGGGCATTTTATAGGGTGCGTAGATTGTAAAGAGGTATTAGCTACGGGTGCCGATTATAAGAAAGTAGTAGCTGTTAATACAGATAATAAAGAAAGTTGAGGTAAATATGATGGGAAATACGAAGAAATTTATTCCTAATATGGATAAATCTGAGATGTTTATATGTCAATACAATCCTTCCGATGGCGCTAGTCCTAGCTACTTTACTGTTGCCAAAGAGAAAATTGAGGGCGGCAAAAGTGCTGGATTGCGAGCTGTAGCATGTTGGAAAGGTGATCAGGCAGATAAAATGCACGATATCATCGTAAATAATAAGGCGATTTAGATAGAAAATAAAGAAAGTTGAGGTTGATATTATGGCGAATACGCAGAACAATGAGGACTATGTTAGTAAGGTTTTACCTAATTCAGAGGGTGGAAAACTGCTGATTTTGCAGTATAATCCGTCTGATGGGAAGCAGGAAAGCTGGTTATCGGTCGCTGGAGAATGTGCCAAAAATGACCAAAAAGGGAAATTGCAACTGATTTCAGTGGTTAGAGGGGCTTCTGCTGACCAATTATATGCCTTTTTAACGGGTGAAAACGCAAAATAAATTTGACCAGTGATTTTCAAAAATTGGTGAAAAAGTGGCTTTTTAGGGGTATTTTAAGCCCTTATTGGCCAAAAACCCATTTTTTTATATAGTTTAAAAACTTTTTAAGAAAGTATGAAAATATATAAAAGTTTTTGAGAGCACATTTTTGTGCCCAAATGGCCAGGAAAGGAAGAAATATGAATTTTGTAACAATTAAGAGTTCATATGTCAAGTCTAGGGATGCCACGGTCATCCACCCAACATTTGCTGTTTCTAAGAAAGTTGATAACCTGTTATGCAAAGGTAAGGCGTTCTATGCTCTCTGGGATGAGAAGAATAACAGATGGTCTACTGATGAATACGATGTTGTTGATTATGTAGATCGTTTGATTGACGAAGCATACGAAACCATTAGCAAGACTACAACCAGCAAAATTGAAAAGGACTACTTAAGAGACTTTGACAATGGACGCTGGGAAAAGTACAAGAAGTATTGCCAGCTTAGTCCGTCGTCTTCAATACAGTTAGATTCTGATATTACATTCCTAAACCAGAAGACAACCAAAGATGACTATCGTTCCAAGACCTTACCATACGACATTGAAGCAGGCAAGACACCAGGCTATGACAAAATCATTTCAACTCTGTATGATGCAGAAGAACGACGAAAGATTGAGTGGGCCATCGGATCAGTTATATCTGGTGACTCTAAAAAGATTCAGAAGTTCTTAGTCTTCTATGGAGAAGCTGGAACAGGTAAGTCGACAATTCTCAATATTATTCAGATGCTTTTTGATGGATACTGCGGAACATTCAATGCTAAAGACTTAGCTACTCCGTCAAAATCATTCGCGACTGCTGTATTCAAAGATAACCCTCTGGTAATGATTCAGCATGACGGTGACTTAAGTAGAATTGAAGATAACACTCTTCTCAACTCTATAATTGCACATGAGGAAATCGGCATTTCTGAAAAGTATAAAGCTGAGTATCCAATGCGAGTTAACAGTATGCTCTTCATGGGTACAAACCGACCAGTCAAAATCACTGATGCAAAGTCAGGTATTATAAGACGACTGATCGATGTTAAGCCAACTGGCGAATTACTCGATCCAGATACTTACCAGGAATGCATGAGCCAGATTCCATATGAGCTTGGAGCTATAGCTAATCATTGTCTCAAAGTATACAAGAAATACGGAAAGCATTACTATGATGGATATAAGCCATTGGATATGATGTTCAAAACGGACGTCTTCTTCAACTTCGTAGAAAGCTGTTATCCGTTCTTTGAGAAGGATGATGGAACAACATTAAAAGCAGCATATAGTCTGTATAAAGAGTATTGTGACAACACTGGGCTCCCAAACAAAATGCCAATGTACAAATTCAGGGAAGACTTGAAGGATTACTTTGACGAATTTCTTGACAGAATTACATTGGAAGACGGAACAAGAGCTAGAAGCTATTATAAAGGCTTCAAGAAAGATAAGTTTGTAGACAAAGAACTGACACCAGACAAAGCCAAAGAATCATGGCTCAAAATGGATAACACTAAATCTATCTTAGATGAAGTGTGCAAAAATTGCCCAGCACAATATGCACGTGGCGACGCACCATCAAAAGCGTGGGATCGAGTTGGCACAATATTGAAAGATCTGGATACTACTAAACTGCATTATGTTAGAGTTCCAGAGAATTTGATAGTCATTGACTTCGATCTGAAAGATGCTAATGGAAACAAGTCTAAGGAACTTAACTTAGAAGCGGCGTCTAAATGGCCGCCAACATATGCTGAGTTCTCAAAGAGTGGAGCAGGTGTGCATCTGCACTATTATTACACTGGTGACCCTAAGCAGCTTGATAATGTATATAGCGACAATATAGAGATCAAGGTTTATAGTGGCAAAGGAGCATTGCGAAGAATTGTAACAGCATGCAACACAACTGCAATCGCTACTATATCTTCAGGGTTACCATTAAAGAAAAGGAGCGAAAATATGGTAGACTTTAAAGTAGTTGCCAGCGAAAAGATGATTCGAGCGTTGATCAAAAAGAATCTTCGGAAAGAAAGTCATCCTGGTACAAAACCAAGTGTGGACTTCATTAAAAAGATCCTTGACGATGCATACGAGTCAGGCGAGCACTACGATGTAACAGACATGCGCAATGATATTGTAGCATTTGCCGCATCCAGTACAAACCATGCAGACTATTGTCTAGAGCAGGTTGGAAAGATTCATTATTGCTCTGATGATGTTGCAGGAGTTAACTCCCCAAAAGATGACAGGATTGTATTCTTTGATATTGAGGTGTTTCCAAACTTATTATTGGTTAATTGGAAATACAGAGGAGAACCTGGGCCTTGTAAAAGGATGATCAATCCATCACCGACAGAAGTTGAAGAACTCCTCAAAATGAAACTTGTTGGATTCAACTGCCGAAGATATGATAACCACATCCTGTATGCTCGAATGATGGGGTATTCATTAGAAGCTCTGTTCCAGCTTTCACAAGACATCATTGATAAAAGTCAAAATGCTTTCTTTGGATCTGCATATAACTTAAGTTACACAGATGTTTATGACTTCTGTGCTAAGAAGCAGAGTCTGAAGAAGTGGGAAATCGAGTTAGGTATTCATCATCAGGAATGGTCATTGCCTTGGGATCAGCCAGTGCCAGAAGAGCTGTGGCCTAAGGTTGCTGAATACTGTGACAATGATGTCATCGCAACAGAAGCTACATTTGAAGCTAACATCGAAGACTTTGAAGCAAGATGTGTCTTAGCTGAGATCGCTGGTGGTTGTCCTAATGACACAAACAATATGCTGTCTGGTAAACTGATATTTGGAAAAGACAAGAATCCACAGAAAGAGTTTATTTACACCGATCTGTCTACAGGTATCTCTGTTGATATGGAAGGCAATGAAACATACAATCCGATCAATGAGTTCAAAGGATACAAGTTTGATCATGGTGTATCAACGTATCGTGACATCAAACTTAATGAGGGTGGATTGGTAATTGCTGATCCTGGAATGTACAGAAATGTCAAAACATTTGATGTAGCATCTATGCATCCGCATTCGGTAATTGCGCTCAATCTGTTTGGTAAGAAGTACACCGCTAGGTTCAAAGATCTTGTTGATGCACGTATTGCTATTAAGCATCGTGATGTTGAAGCATTAAAGACTCTGTTCGGTGGAGCATTTGCTAGATTTGCTAATGTTGCTAAAGAAGAACTAGACAAGTTAGCTAAAGCACTGAAGATTGTAATTAACTCTGTATATGGACTGACATCAGCTCACTTCAGTAATCTGTTCAAGGATGAAAGAAACATAGATAACATCGTTGCTAAACGTGGAGCACTCTTCATGGCAACACTTAAGGGTGAAGTTGAGAAGCTTGGAGCTCATGTAGTTCACATCAAAACTGATTCAATCAAAATCGATAATCCGTCACCAGAAGTTGAGCAGTTCATCTATGACTTTGGAAAGAAGTATGGATATACATTCGAGATCGAAGCTGAGTATGAGAAGATCTGCTTAGTAAATAATGCAGTTTACATTGCATATGAGAAAGGTGAAGGATGGACAGCAACTGGAACACAGTTCGCAGTACCATATGTATTCAAGACACTCTTCAGTCATGAGCCGATTGAGTTCAAGGATTTATGTCAGACAATCGCTGTAAGCAATGGTGGAGAACTTGATCTCGACTTTAACGAGAATCTGACAGAAGGCGAACATGACTATAAGTTCGTTGGTAAGGTTGGTCAGTTCTGTCCAATCAAAGCTGGTTGTGGTGGAGCTCAGATGTTCCGTGCTAAAGATGATAAGTACTTTGCACCGTCTGGAACAAAGGGATATCGTTGGCTTGAATCTGAAGATGTCTTAACTAACAACATGCAGGATAAGATTGATATGTCTTATTATCAAGAACTTGCTGATAAAGCAGTAGAAACTATCTCACAGTTTGGTGACTTTGAGAAATTTGCAATTGATGAACATGATAATGAACGTGCCGATATGGCAGCATAGAAAGGAAGGTCTATTATGGCAAACGTAAACAATATTAACATCGAAGGTGCAATGATTATTTGGAAGAACTTCTCTGGAGAAAGAGATAAATTCAACCCTGGAAAAAGGGGTTTCAGTGTTGTAATCGATGATGTAGTAATGGCTGATGAACTGAGACAGGAAGGATGGAATGTAAAAGAGCGTCCTCTTTCAGAAGGAGCAGATGACTCTGAGCAGGAATGGACTCTGCCTGTTAAACTCAATATGAATCGTTACACACAGGTATGGCTTATTGTCGGTAAGCACAAGAATCTGCTGGATGAAGACACAGTAGCACAGCTGGATGTAGTCGACATTGTAAACTGTGATCTTTCAATCCGTCCTTACGAATGGGAGATGAATGGTCGTACTGGAATTACTGCATATGTTGATTCAATGTATGTAACAATTCGTGAGAACAAGTTCGCCGAGAAATACGCTGACTTAGATTAGTATGGAATTAAAGTTGAAGCCGCACCAAAGGAGTGCAATAACAAAAATGCATAACGGCTGTATACTTTGTGGTGGTACAGGGTCTGGTAAATCAATTACCGGACTCGCGTACTACTATATTCAAAATGGTGGAACTGTAGAGCCAATGTCAAAGATGAAAAATCCAAAAGATCTCTACATCATAACAACTGCTAAGAAAAGAGATAGCGGTGAATGGCTTGGCGACATGAGTTGGTTTTACTTAACGCCAGATGATGATTCCAAGATCTATGATCATAAAATAGTCATAGACTCATGGAACAATATTAAAAAGTATGTCGACGTTAAAAACAGCTTTTTTATTTTTGACGAACAGCGAGTAATTGGATATGGAACTTGGACTAAGTCATTCCTAAAGATTGCAAAGTCCAACGAATGGATATTACTATCAGCAACACCAGGAGACAATTACATGGATTACATGCCAGTCTTCATTGCTAATGGATACTACAAGAACAAAAGTGAGTTCACTGCGGAGCATTGTGTATATTCCAGGTTTAGCAAGTTTCCACAAATTGAGAAATTCATTGGAACTGAAAGACTGAATAGATTAAGGCGAAGAGTGTTAGTTGATATGCCGTATCAAAATCCAGCAGTTCAACATCATGAAGATGTGTGGTGCTCGTATGATAGAGAAGCTTATAAAACTCTTATGAGAGACAGGTGGGATTATGAAAAGAATGAACCGATAGAAAATGTTAGTGAGTTGTGTTACAAGTTAAGAAGAATCTGCTATGCTGATGAAAGTAGAGCTGAAGCACTGAAGAGTATTTTCGATCAACACAACAAACTGATAGTGTTCTACAACTTTGATTACGAATTGGAAATAATTAAAAACATTGACTTTGGTGATGATGTTGTAATCGCTGAACTCAATGGGCACAGACATGATCCTGAACCATTCGGTAATTCAAAATGGATTTACCTAGTTCAGTACAATGCTGGGTCGGAAGCATGGAATTGTATTAAGACTGATACAATGGTTTTCTATTCACAGAACTATTCATACAAAATGATGAAACAGGCTAGTGGAAGAATCGATAGACTTACCACACCATACAAAGAGCTTAAGTACTTTCACTTGAAATGTAGAAGTCCAATCGAACTTCGGATCACTCGAGCTCTAGCTCAGAAAAAGAACTTCAACGAGTCTGCATTCATAAAATAAGCCTCGCGAAAAAAACATAGATTATTATAGGGGAGGAGAGCGTGAGCGCCTCTTTCTCTTTTTGTTTGGCCTTTTCGTAGGGCTTTATTTAATTAAAGTTCTGTAGCTGTTTAATATTCTTACGAAAAAGCCTCGCGAAAAAACATTGATTATTATAGGGGAGGAGAGCGTAACAGTCTCTTTCTCTTTTTGTTTGTCCTTTTCGTGGGGCTCTTTTGAATTTGTTGTATTACCTCCTTATTAAAAATACAATCTGCCATTACGTTTACCTCCGGCCCTACGAAAGGAGAACAATGAAAAAAGAAAACAAAATTCAATCTGATATAATTTCAGAATTAAATGAGTTATTTCCAGATTCTATTATTTTAAAGAACGACCCTAACTACAAACAGGGGATTCCTGATTTGGTTTTATTGGATAGAGATGGCTGGGCATTACTCGAAGTTAAAAGAGATGCCGAAGCAAGTCACAGACCCAACCAGGATTATTATGTAAATAAAGCGAATGAAATGGGACAATATGGAAGTTTCATCTATCCGCAAAATAAGCAGGAGGTTTATAATGGAATTCAGGAAACATTCACAAGTAAAAGAAGGAGATCACGCATATCTCGGGGCTAGCTCCTATCATTGGCTAAACTACGATGCCGAGAAACTTGAACACACATATCGCAGATTTCTGAAAGCTCGACAAGGTACAGAGTTACATGAGTTTGCAGCAAAATGTATTAAGCTTAGACAGAGATTGCCAAGATCACCTTTAACACTTAACATGCATGTCAATGATGCAATTGGATATAGAATGACACCAGAGCAGGTGTTATATTATTCTGAGAATTGTTTCGGCACAGCAGACGCAATTAAGTTTGCTAAAGACTTTCTTAGAATTCATGATTTGAAAACAGGTGACATTCCTGCACACATGCAGCAGTTGGAAATCTATACTGCACTGTTCTGCTTAGAGTATGGAATCAAACCTGGAGATATTGGGATCGAGTTAAGGATCTATCAAAATAATGAGATTCTTAAAGAGATTCCTACACCGGACATCATACTGCCAATTATGGACAAGATCAAGTCATTCGACAAGATTATCGTATCCGTTAAGAAAGAGGAGGGCATAGAATGAGCTACTTAGCACACTACGGTACTCCTCGGCATTCGGGGAGATATCCTTGGGGTTCAGGAGACAACCCTTATCAGCACAATGCAGACTTCTTAAAGACTGTAAAGGAAATGAAAGCTAAAGGTAAAAGCGAGAAAGAGATCGCTGCATCTATGGGCTTGAAAACAACTGAGTTCCGAAACAAGCAGTCAATTTATGTAAATGCTGAGAAAGTTGATCGAATCAACAGAGCTATGAAGTTAAAAGAGCATGGCTACTCTAACGTCAAAATAGCTGAGCTTATGTTCAATTCAGCATCGAAAGAGTCAACAGTTCGATCGTTACTGAACCAAGGCGAAAAACTTAAGGAAGACACATGTATCAACACAGCTGAAGCTTTAGCAAAGAAAGTTGGAACTAAGAACTTTGTAGATGTTGGTACCGGTGTTGAAAGAGAAATCGGTATCACCAAAACAAGATTGGATGTATCTCTGCAGATCTTAAAAGAAGCAGGTTATGAAGTGCATTCAGTCAAAGTTCCACAGATCAACCAAAAAGGGCAATATACGACTACTAAAGTCCTTTGCCCTCCAGGAACTGAATGGAAAGATGTACAGCAGCATACTGAAAGAATCCAGCCATTGGAAGAGTATTCTCATGATGGTGGAGAAACATTCTGGGCTCCTGAATACCCATCAAGTATTTCATCAAGCCGTGTTGCTGTAAGATACGGCGACAAAGGTGGACTGGAGAAAGATGGAGTCATTGAGCTTCGAAGAGGAATTGCTGACCTTGACCTTGGCGACTCACATTATGCACAGGTAAGAATCGCTGTCGATGGAACACACTACCTTAAAGGTATGGCAATCTACTCGGACAACATGCCAAAAGGTGTGGATGTTGTGTTCAATACCAACAAAACAAGTGATGTACCAAAGATGGACGTCTTCAAAAAGATGAAAGACGATCCAGACAACCCGTTTGGAGCAACAATCAAAGCGAATGGACAGTACCATTACAAAGATAAAGATGGCAACACAAAATTAGGAGCTATCAACAAGCTTAAGGAAGAAGGCGATTGGGACCACTATTCTAAGAACCTTGCTTCTCAGTTCCTATCAAAACAGCAGCTCCCATTGATTAAGAAGCAGCTTAAGTTATCAATTGATAATAGACAGGATGAGCTTGATAAGATCCTCAAAATGACAAACCCTGTTGTTAAGCGTAAACTGCTTGCAGACTTTGCCGAAGGTTGCGACAGCCAGGCAGTAGATCTTAAAGCAGCAGCACTTCCAAGACAGAGTGCAAAGGTAATCTTACCTGTATCTTCTTTGAAGGATAACGAGATCTATGCACCATCATACAAGAATGGTGAAACTGTGTGTCTTGTTCGATTCCCTCATGGAGGAACATTCGAGATACCTGAGCTTAAAGTAAACAATAAGAATCCTCAAGGAAAGTCTATGCTTGGCAATGCGATCGATGCAGTTGGTATCAATGCTAAGGTTGCAGAAAGATTGTCAGGAGCTGACTTTGATGGAGATACAACAGTAGTTATTCCTTCTAATTCACCGAGATCTAAAGTTAAGATTACTACATCTGACATTAGTGAATACACTGGTCTTAAGGACTTCGATCCTAAGATTGCGTATCGTGGTGTTGAAGGAGTTACAGCAAAACTCCCAGAGAAACGTAAAGGTTTGGAAATGGGTAAGATCTCCAACCTGATTACTGATATGACATTGAAGGGTGCAAAGCCTGATGAAATTGCAAGAGCTGTACGGCATTCGATGGTCGTTATTGACGCACCGAAGCACGGCTTGGACTATAAGAGGTCCTACGAGGAAAACCGTATTGCTGAACTTAAGAAGAAGTACCAGGGTAGTAGTGATGCAGGTGCATCCACCCTACTCTCCCGGGCTAAATCAGTAGCCTATGTTCCTGAAACAAAACAGATTCGTTTGAAGGACATTGATCCTAAGACTGGTGAAGTACATCTGGAGCCTACGGGGCGTACCTATACGGACTGGAAAAGAAATAAAGACGGGGTATGGGAATCTAAAGGTGAGAAAGTTGCAACTGTCAAGACCTCTAAGATGGCAGCTACAAATGATGCCCGTACATTACTGTCGAAGAACCCTAATCCTAAAGAGGTTGCCTATGCGGACTATGCCAACTCCCTTAAATCCATGGCAAACATAGCACGAAAGAATCTTGTAGCTACTAAGAATATTGAAACAAATGCACAGGCAAAGAAAGTATATGCAGCAGAAGTAGCTAGTCTTAATGCTAAGCTAAATAGAGCATTACAGAATGCACCAAAAGAGAGACAGGCACAGATCATTGCTAATAAGACATTAAAGCAGAAGCAGGCAGCTAATCCAGATTGGACAGCAGATGAGATCAAACGAGCTGGTCAGCAGGCTTTAACTGCAGCTAGAGCAAAGGTTGGTGCTTCTAAGTCTAATGTACAAGTTGACATCACAGACAGAGAATGGGCTGCAATTCAAGCTGGTGCTGTCAGCACATCAAAGCTTACACAAATACTTAACAATGCTGATTCAGACAGAGTAAAGCAGCTTGCATCGCCGAAGAATACAGTTACTGTTAGTGCTTCTCAAGCAGCAAGGATAAAGTCTATGCTTAACTTTGGTTATACGCAAGCCGAAGTAGCTGAAGCAACTGGACTTTCTGTATCAACTGTCAACAAATATTTATAGAAAGGAGAATAAGGGAATGAGAAATTCAAAAGACGGCGGATCTCTGAAGTTAGCTACACAAAGTCCTACTGATTCCAAAGATACATTGCATATCTGGATCACAACAGTAGACAACCCCTTTGATCCTTTTGATGACTTCGACAATTGGTACAGATTCGACGAGTCCAAAGGTTATTGCACTTCAGGGTATTTGGCGAGATACTTTGATGTTGATACATCGGACATGAGTGACGAAACATATGAAGCACTCTTATCGATTGCTATTGACAAGATTCTCAAGAATGATTTTATGGGACAGTATTTCAAAGTAACTCGTGTTAATGGTGAAACCAAGCCAAAGATTCATAGTAACAAGTAAACAATTGCTGAGATTCGAACGTTTTAGAGCTTTCGCAAGCACGAAGGACTCACTATAGCGTTCGCACGTCTCAGCAAGCACCCCGGGGGGGTCGTCAAAATAGCACCCCCTTCGTCATAAAGACTAGATCG